CTACGGCGGCGGGCTCATCTGTTTAGCTGTGTGGTTCGTTCTCAGCAAGAGCAAGCCGAAGCAAGAACCCTCACCAGCTTCGGATTGATCCAACAACAGGCGGTGAATCTCTTCGCTCTGCTCTGTGACGCGCTCGGTGAGCTGGCCCACCTGACTGGTGAGGGCTTCGATTTTTCCTTCCATGCGGCCTACTGCGGCGGCAAGGTCGTTGCGTTCCTTGGCGAACTGATCGGCGCGGGACTCGGCCTCTTTACTGGCTGCGCGTTCCTGGTTCAGCAGTCCGTTCAGGCGCTTCAACGTGCCGATATCGGCGCTGTCCATGGCTCGGTCGGTCGCGTCCGTCGAAAGGAACCGGCAAAGAAAAGCGTCTGCATATGCAGACGCTAGAAACAGGTGCAAATGCCGTCGTACTCGTAGCAATAGAATGCGTAGCAGCGATGAACGGGCTGCTGCTCAGTTTGCTGCCGATAGAATGGGATCATGAAGAGGTATCAGTATGATTCTGCGCAAACTCAATATCGCCCCACGCTCCGCACTTAGCTTTGGTTTTTTTTGCTCGATGATTATTGGGTTGGGAGTGGTAGCTCTCATCCAGGCATCAAGCTTGAACGACGCTGAAAAGTTTGTAGAAAACAACGTGGTGCCCAGCATTTCGATACTCGCCAAGATGGACCGCGAGTTTTTAAGCATTCGAAATAATAATTCGAGATTGCGTAACCCTATTGAGCCTGCCGAGCGCAGAGCTCAAGCGCTTGTAGAGGTCCAAACATCGCGCGGAAGTTTTAAGGATCTTATTCAGAAACTCCAACCGCTCATCGTAACGGCTAAGGGCAAACAGCTTATCGGGGAATTGGCGAAAGATTACAGCACGTATGAGGTCGTTCAGGAGCAATATTTGGCCCTTACAGGTGCCGGAAAATTCGAGGATGCAGTCAAGCTGTCCAGCGAGGTAATGAAGTTTGAGGCGGATGGCGTAAACACCGTTCTTCAGAACCTGACCGAACTCAATAACAATAAAGCAATGAATGCTGGCAAAGATGCAACGCGTATTTATGAACAAAGCAAACTGATCGTCGGCGGTTTCATTTTGGTGAGTACGCTGGCTGCGATCGTCCTTGCTTTCATGTACACCCGAAGCCTCACCACCCCGGTGAATCGGTCATTGGCCATCGCTGAGCGGATTGCGAAAAACGACCTTAGCGAAGTGATCGATGTGCAAGGCACCGACGAAGTAGCGCGGCTGATGCAGGCGTTGAAAGCGATGCAGGCCAACTTGCGAACCACGCTTCTGTCGATATCCGACTCATCCAGCCAGCTGGCATCAACATCCGAGGAAATGCATGCCGTAACTGAAAACGCGAATACCGACATGCAGCAACAGAGCCACGAGGTGGAAATGGCCGCTACGGCTGTTACCGAGATGAGCGCTGCAGTTGAAGAAGTCGCCCGAAATGCCTCTGCGGCATCTGAGGCCGCTACACGCTCCAATTCGGCGGCTGTAGCCGGCCGCGCACGGGTGGATGAAACCGTCGAAGCGATTAGCCTGATGGTCTCAAGCGTGGGAGACGCATCCAATGAGGTTCAAGGACTCGCGGTGATGGCTACCGACATCAGTAAGGTTCTGGACGTCATCAGGGCCATCGCCGAACAGACTAATTTGCTTGCACTCAACGCTGCAATCGAAGCCGCCCGGGCAGGAGAAGCAGGCCGCGGATTCGCTGTGGTAGCCGATGAAGTCCGAGCGCTCGCGCATAGAACGCAAACTTCAACCAGCGAGATCGAACAGATGATCACGTCCATTCAGAAAGGCACTGGAGCCGCCGTTTCTGCAATGAGCAATACCAACATCCAAGCACAAAAAACACTCGACACAGCGCGTGGCGCTGGCTCGGCATTGGTGGAAATTACCGAAACCATTGACGACATCACGGAACGCAACGTGCTGATTGCCACAGCATCCGAGGAGCAAGCTCAAGTAGCCCGGGAAGTGGATCGAAGCCTGGTCAGTATCCGCGATTTGTCGAGCCAGGCCTCTGAAGGATCAAACCAGACCGCGTTAGCCAGTTCGGAACTGTCGAAGCTGGCGGCTGAACTGAACCGAATGGTTAACCAATTTCGCCTATAGCTAATCGGACACAAAAAGCCCCGCCGATGGCCGGGCTCTGTGTTTTAACTTTTAACCGCTGAAGACTACTTAGCGCCGCCGTTGCTGCGATCATTCTGAGCGTCCTGATCCGATCCTGGGTTTCCAGGCGGCGGATTCCAATCCTCTGGACTCTCACCAGTACCCTGCTTGGGCTCGGACTCAGCTTGCTCAAGACCGGAGTCATGACCTTCGCCCGTCTCAGGCACTTCCTCTTTTGGTCCCGGATATGCCGCTGCAGGACCATTATTGTCATCCACCATAAATCATCTCCTGTCTGTAGCGCGGGGTTGCGCGTATAACTGGGAGGGATTAATTAGACAGAAAGTGCTTCTGCCTCGACGAGCGGACGAAAAAAAACCGTCCAGTGACGAGGCTCTCTAATATCAATCCCTTATGCGCAAGATTGACAGGATGGATAAATCTTTCTCTCACTTTCTCACTCGTTGCAACGGCTTTTTGCTACGCCGCGCAACCTTCGATTAATCCCTCTGCGTCGAGCAGTTCCTGAGCGGCAGTGAGCGCCTCGTTCACTTGGTCATCCAATGTCTTGCGGATCCCTGAGCGCCACCAGTACCGGGTCGACTCCGGCTTGCCATCATTATCCCAATTGGTGATGTCGTAACAGGCAGCCGGCAGCACCGCAGCGGAGCGCTTGCCCTCGGCACCGGCAACCTGAGGAATGGCCCAGGTCAGGACGGCACGGCGAACAGAACAGCGCCAATCACGCGCTGCTTGACGATCAGCTTGAACCAGGCGGAATTCCGTCCTTGTTGAAGTCCTTCAAGCGTTCGCGCTCTTCCTCGGTGGAGTGCGCCGGGGTTTCCTGCTCGGGCTCTTTCTTCTTTTCTTTAGTCATCGCTATGTCCTCTGGGTGGTAGCTGTTTCGGCACCTGATGGAATCAGCAGTTCAAATCAATCTACTCCACCGCCGGGCATGGCCCGGAAAGGACTCCTCATGCCTACAGAAAACCACATCGCCGCGCCGCTAAAGGTCGAGCGCTCGACAGTCACAAAACTGGTCATCACCGGCGCGCCATTGCTTCGGCTGGGCTTCATCAATCTTAAAACGCGACAGGATATGCGGCAGCAAACCGCAGGGGCATGTTGCCTCCTTGATGTAGCCCTTTCCCCTCTGAATAAGCCTGCCGGAAACCGGTGGGCTACTCTCCGCCACCACGCGCGGCCAGGACCACACATGTCAGCAGCAGAACAACTCAACGACGGATCGATCCGCATCCGCTTTATGTGGAACGGCAGCCGGCGCAGTGAAACGCCCCCCTACCCAATCGCAACAAAAAGGAGGTTGACCCCTTCACGCTGGAATAAGCAGACCAGATAGCGAAGATGTACGAGCACGATCACTGGCCCAATACGATTTATTGAGCGCTTCGTTTTGTTGAATGATAGCCCCCTGCAAGCCCTCTATTCGCCAGGGAAATAAGCTGAGCGCCGGAAAAAAAGCAAAGGTCAGGTGCTGGAAACACCTTCCATTTTCCCGCCGCCAACGAGCTCGGAGTACGTCAAGCAGGCATCCGACCTGCACCAGCAATGGCTTGCCACATTCAGAGCGCTGAATATCCCTCGTCGGCCGCCATACAACTGTCGCCTCACATATGCGACAATGCGCGCCAAATTCCAACACACATCCCCCATTTTTTGCTCAGCGACCGGGTTTCGCGCCTTGATGTCGCTGTTGATGCATGCCTGAAGGCTCCTGCCGCCACGCTCGCAACCCATTGATAGGTAAAGTAATTGATCTCCACAGCTAACATCACCATGCGGTATGAAACGCATTCTGATGATTACTGTTGATCAGTGTTTACTGAGCCAAGTCGTCATAAGTAATCAGCAATAAAGCACCGAAATGCACCCGTTGGTCCCAAGACTGGTCCCAACGGGAAAATTTTATCCCATGCCGAAACTGCATACCCCCCCCTCGCGGCGTCCTGCCGACTAAATCAAATCCCAAGATTAAGCCCGCTGCTAAGCTGTTCACCCCAAGGAGGAACAGACATGCCGAATACAGACCTACTCCCGTCCCTACTCTCCAAACTCTACGAAAACCAGCTGGCCCTGGAAGCCTCCATCATGGAGTTGTCGAATTGGGTCGAGCAGCGCGGCTCCGCAGATGTAGCCGAGAATATCCGGGGCGCTCTGCACACCATCGACGAGAACGAAGAGTTCATAAAACTTACCCTGGCAGTGCTCATGGCGCCGGAGTAAATCCTACAGCTCGTCGCCTCAAATCGCCCAACCGGCAAACCTCGATTACTGTATACACATACAGTATTTGAGCGCACCACCATGAACATCGATGAAGACACCTGCAAGTGGCTCGGATGCCCGACGCCGCTGGAAATGTACAAGCACCAGTGCGCGCTGCTCGAGGACGAACTCACGGAGACCCAGGCGCTACTGCGCAAATCGAGGCTGAACATCGCCGGCTTGGTTCAGATGAACGACGTGCTGGCCACCGGCAAGGCATGCGCAGAGGAAGCACTGAAGGTTGCGCGGCAGGAGCTCGAAGAATTGAAGCAGGCCGGATCACCACCCAGCATACTCAGCATCAAGCTCGTGGCCGAACAGCGCGACTACCTTCTCAGGGAGAATCAACGATTGCTGGCAGAGCTGAAGAAGATTACCGAGCCACAGCCATGACGTAAGCCTGGCACGCCCGCAGCGCGATCACGGCGTTATCCCCGTCGTCGGTGATGGTGATAATTCGTTGAGCATGCGCTGGGTCAAGTTGGGCTCGACGGGCTGCATGAACCACGCCGACGGCGCCGGGGGTGGCAGGCACGTTGCAGCCTCTGGTTGGATCCTCGGCGAGAAGGACTGACAGCCGGACACCATCGGTAACAAGACGGTCACGCAGGAGAGCCTGGTTGCGCTGGGCATCGGATGATTCCTTGATGTGTTGTTGGTTCTTAGACAGCAAACCACCCTCCCCGGCATCCTGCCGATGAACACAAACTCAGGACATCTTCGGACCAGATCGCGGTCTACGCCCTGATTGAATCCTAATAAGACCACATAGTGCGTAAGGCTAACTCCGTCTGATATCATGACGGAATGATGACACGCACTACAGATTGTGCGCCTGGTTAAATAAAACGAATGGAACGTCGTATGTACACAATCGGGCTTATCCTTTCTTTCAAAATAGCGCTTCTAATCTCAATTTTTCTTGTAGCGGCGAAATTGTTTAAGGAAGCCAAATTTTTTAGAGAGTGCGGATTGGCTGACTCCCATATAAAGAGGTTTTATAAGGAAAATTTGGCCTCATCCTGTTCGACAGTGGGCCAGCTCACCTTTATCCTTGGCTCATTGTTCTCTTTGATTTCCATGGCAACGATCTGGGTTGTTGATTGACTCTTAACGCTGAGGAACGATTGCCATGACGTACGCCTGGCAGGCCCGCAGCGCGATCAGTCCTTGGTCGCCGGTATCGGTGATGGCGATAATTCGTTGAGCATGCGCTGGGTCAAGTTGGGCTCGACGGGCTGCATAAACCACGCCGGCGGCGCCGGTGGAGGCAGGCACGTTGCAGCCACTGGCTGGATCCTCGAGGAGGACTGACAGCCGGACATCAGCAGTAGCAAGCTGATCACGTAGGCGAGCCTGGTTGCGCTGGGCATCGGATAATTCCTTGGTGTGTTGTTGGTCTTGGCCGGCGAGCTTTTGCTCCAGGGCCAGGCGCTTTTCGGTTTCGTCTCGTGCCTGCTTGGCGGCGGCGGCACCGATCAACGACAGGTCATCCTTGTACAGGCCCGCCTGCTCGGCGAGCTGCTTGCCCATCCGCCATTCCTGCACCTGCCAGGCGCCGGCAGCACCAATGCCGATCAGCAGCAGGCACGAAAATAGGATCAGCGCGACCTTGTACTGCGCTACCAATTCGCCCATGACTCCTCCCAATTCGGCAGATCGACAGTTTGACCAGCCAGAGCATGCGTGCAGTCGTCCAGGTACTGGATTCGACCATCGGTGACGAATGAGTGGCAGACCACATCCTTTCCATGCATCCCATAGCGCGATAGCACAGAAGGCGTGAAAGTTGGCGCCTCGGCATTACCGTTGTAGCCCCAGCTTGGGCCAGGGCCAGTTCCAACATTCAGGCTATGCGGAAGATCGCAGCCATTGCAGAAGAACCACAGCGAGCCGTCGGCCGCCTGGCCCAGGACGCGGGAGATCGTTTTTATTTCGCTCACGCCAGCACCTCCAGCGCCTTGTCGTACAGCGCTTGGCGGTCTGCCAGTCCATTGATCCCACCGTTGATACGCCTGGTGATCTTCACGTACTCGCCCTGGTCAGCCAGCGCGTTCAGGCCCTTGGTAGACCAGAACCAGGCCGCCGATATCGCCGCGTTCTGTGGCAGCTCCAACAGTTCAGGCTTGCTGATGAGGTCCAGGCCCAGCGCCTCCCCGCACGCGGCATAGTTCGCCCGTCCAGTGATCTGGATAAGGCCCCGGCCTCTGTACTTGGAGCCATCGCCCGGCACAGTGTTGCCCAGGTCGGCACGGCCCTCGTAACCGGCCTGTTGTTCGGTGGGGCCCCAGATCTCGCGAACGTAGCGCAGCTGTCCCGACTCGTGCCCAATCTGGGCTATGAAAGCGGCAGCCCGGAGTGAACCGACAATGCCGTAACGGTTCATGGCTGTGTTGAGGGCAGGAACAAAAACGCCGGCTTGGCGGCCGGCGTTCGGGAGTATCTGCAGTAACTGGGGCTCAGTGATCGGCATGCTTTTCTCCAGGCAAAAAAATACCCGCTCATTTGCGGGTTACTGTGCTCTGAGGGACGTTAGGTTTTGGGCCGAGAAAGCCTTGAGATGGTAGCCCTGGCTTCACTGCGTGCGGACTTGATGTCTTCCGGTATGGGTGTACCTTCCTCGATCAGTGCGAAGGCGTGCCAGTTGGTTTCCTTCAAGTAGGCGCGCGCCTGGCCCAAGCTGTTCAAGTCAGCCATATCCTGCTCAGTTTTGATCAGTTCAAGCTTGCTCAGGTCAACCATTTTGGTTCTCCTGTACTTCGGGCAATAGAGCGGGCGGTGATGCCAAGGGTGTAGTAACGGGGAACTTCACAGGCCCGCTATGGACATCAATAATAATAGGCTCGGACGGGCTGCGGTACTCTTCCGGGCTATCCCAGTGGACCGGTAGGCGCAAGGTAAAGTGCAATGTCTTACCGATCCGCTCTACATACTCGGTTTCAACAAAGAACTTGTTTCCGACTGCGCTACCGGGCAGCCGGTAGCCATCGTGAATGCCAGACAGGTCGATGGACTCTCCGTTAATTGTAATCACATCGCCAGAAACCGTAGCTACCAGCGGCCAATCAACCAAATCCGCCCAAAGTTTAATTTTCATTTCCAGCGCCCCCAGACTATCGCCCTAACCTGAAAGGCTTGGGCCGTTGCCCCATTTTTTATACCGAAGTTAAAAGAGGTTGAGTTAGCAACATAGTAGTTACCCACTCCGTAGTGGTCTACTGTCGTAGCGCCCGTTGCAATAACTTGCGGATATATAGCAGCTGCTGAAATAAACCCGCTTGGAATTGTGACCGAGCTATTTAAGCTTCCATTGGCTGCTATCTGTGCGGTATCGGGCAAAGCGACCATCATGCACATTATACCGTTAGCAAATTTAACTATTGTAAATCCGCTGACTACGGAAGATGACATTAACCCGCCGCTAGCCGGATCAAGAATCGCGGAAGCTAAAGTAACATCAACTCCCAAAGCCGCCCTAGCCGAAGCTTGCGTATTTCCTCCTGTACCACCTTTGGCAACAGGCAGCGTCTCGTAGTTACCAGTTGTGCCGAGAGCTGCAAGCTTCGGCCCAAACTGATTATTTAGAGAATTGAAGGCATCAGACAGCATTTTGTCGTAGCCCTGCACAGGCATAATGGCATAGGCCGCACCGCTGACTGTTGCGCCTTTGTAGGCAGGCAGGATCGAGATCACCGTATCGCTTGCTACGTTGACCACCTCATAGCTTGCGCCATCAGGGCCGATGAACGAATCCCCTACCCTGGAGGACGCAGCGAAATCCACGCCCGCCCCTGTAACTGTCGTGCTGCCGTTTTGAACAGACACTGTTCCGGCTCTTTGCCAAACCATATAATTCTCCGAATAGTAATAGAACAATGCAAGCTCACAGCAAAAAGCCAGTATTAACCAACTAAGATACTGGCTTAGCAAAAACAATAGTCACAAAAAATGCAATCCTTAAATCAACGCCAACTGCTCGCATTACAAGTCGATCGTTTTGGTATTCCCATATCGCATATAAGTTACCTTGCCTTGACGTGCCGCCTGCTATATCCATAGCCACATTATTTAAAAGCATATAATCGCCACCAGAAAGAGGCGACTGGGCCGTCCATCTAAGGACAGTTTGCCCTTGCGGATCGCTAGAGGAGCCGAGGTAGCTCCATCTACTTATGCTTCGAGTGAATTGAGCGCATGGCGTTCCGCTGTCGAAAAGTAGCTTTCCTGCTGCATCCCACAACCTGAAACCATACGTTGCAGTTGGCTCAGCCTTGAAAGCACCGATGAACCAGTTTCCATAGGTTGCTTGCCCGACGATGCCCCTGAACGAGAATCCCGTCCAGTAGCCGGATGACCCTTGCACTGTGCAGAAGCAAAGGGTAGTCGACAGTCCAGGCCTAACAAATATAAGCGGTGGCTCAGCCGTGGTAACCGGCTTTGCAAACTGAACAGATACCCCGGATCCGGTACCATTCCAACTCCCTTTCTCCAATACGACAAGACGAGAAAACTCTGAGTCCAGCGTTACTGTATTTGAGTTATTTGTGAACTTTATCCCGTAACCCATTTATCTGTACCTCATTACCAGCAGCCTCTGAGGGCTAGTTCCGAGTGGCCCAGTGTTGGTGTCGGGATTTCCGTAGTAGACAGTTACTCCACCCGCGTTAACTATAGGTATGTATTGAATAGCCGAGCGATTTTGTGCCGTCGTGTCATACCGTCCGACGGGGACGCAGACTGCTGAATGCGTTGATGGATCAACACCAGCAATAGATATAAATCTAGTTCTAACGGTTTGCCCGCTTGACTGAACTATCTCCGAGTAGGTAACGCCGACAGTGAATGAGTTCTCATCTAATTCAAGGAGGCCGGTCGGCCCCCACACTCTTGCTCCGTAAGGCATTATGGAAGCTTCCCCCACTGGTAACGAATCTGGTTGTTTTCGTCGAAAACGCTACCGCCGTTACTGTTGATAACTTGCCTTGCCTGGCCAGGCCCCAGCGAACTATTGATCTCGAATGTTCCATCGAAGAACAACTTCCAACCAGAAACCCCGGAAACATAGTTGTTTGACTGGATGTAATCACCAATCTTAGCGTTGGTAATGGTTCCGTCCTGGATAAATGCGGAGTTTATGAACGTCTGCCCGCCAGATACTGAGAACGGAGATACCGGCGCGCCGTTCGTCAGGTTCAACAACATGAATGTGTCAGCCCTGACCACGAACTGAGACGACACTCCGGAAGGATCGACCTGCAGGCCCAGGCCAAACGCCGCGGCGTACTTCTGGCCGCCGGCCGTGGTTTCCATCTTCACCGACCAGAGCGTCGACAATTGGCCATTGGTGTTGGCCAGCGCCGAAGAGGTCTCCTGAATCGCAGCGGTGTTCTGGCCGACTGTCGCCTGCAACTGCGTGGTCTTGGTCGCCTCTGCCTCAATGGCAGTTGCCCTAACCTTGCTCTCCTGAACGATGGCGGCGGTGCTGGCCCAGCCCTTGAGCGCATCAGCCTTCGCGCCGCTGCCACTGTCGTCACGCGCCGACGCCCGCAGAGAGTTGGTGGTGCTGGCCTGGGCGGTAACTACTCCATCGAGCTTGGTGATGTTGGTCGTGTTGGTGGTGACCTGCTGCGCCAGTCCGTTGGCCGTCTCCACCGACTGCCCTACGTCCAACCAATAAGTAGCGTTGGGCGGCGGGTTATTCACCGGGACGTTCTGTTTGGCCTGGTAGATGCGGTCCGCCTCCACCACCATCTGCCCTTTCAGGTAGATCTGCGTAGAGACATAACCGCCCAGACCATCAAGACTGTCGATCTGATCCTGCAAACCATCCAGTTCGCTGATCAGGTCCTGACCTAATTGGGTCTTGGTCACTTTCCCAGTCAGCAATTCCAGCACCGGACTTGCATCCGAACTGGCCTGGCCCATCACGCCGTTGACCACCGGATAGAACGGCCCGACGTTGCCGGTACGGTCCACCAGGCGAGCCCAGAAGAACAGCGTGGCGCCAGCCAGAAGCGACTGCATACGGTAATCGTGTTGCGGATATGCCAGGTCCGCCAGTTTGGTCGCCGCCGTCAGGTTGTTTGCAGGGCCATACCACAGCTCGGTGCGCTGGGTGTCCTCGGCGCCAGCAGGGAAGCCCCACTTGATACCGATACCGAACAGTTCGCTGGTGGTGGTCAGGGACGAAACCGCCGGCGGTAGGCCGACCTTCCCTTCCAGATTGGTCAGGTTCGAGCTTTTCCAGATCGACGAGATCTCGAACGCGCTCACCGATCGTACACGGGCCAGGTAGGCGCCCGAGTAAATGCCGGTGACGTCCACGCTCGTCGAGCCTGTGCGCTGCACCTTGATCCAGTTGCCGCTGTCCTTGCGCCACTCCACGTCATAGGCGACAGCACCAGCCACGGCCGGCCACGAGATGTTCATGGTGCTGATGGCGATGCCTTGGTTCACGGCGTAGCTCGATGTGAGCGTGACGCTTGCCGGCGCCGGAACGACGGTGATAGGCACAACACTGATCGGCCGCTCTTCCAGCCGAGCGCCTGTGTCGATGTGATCGAACTTGCTCGGGTCGTACTGCACAGCCGAGATTTCAAACACGCCAGGCTCCGGCCGCGCCACGCTGACCACGCGATACAGCGGGATGGCCAGGTCGTCAGCATCCAGCGCCCACACCAGTTCACGCTCCGGCGGCACGGAATAAGCCACGGTCACGGTGATCTGCCGGCCACTGACCAGCTGCACGGTGCGGCCCTCACACTTGCCGTCTGGCAGGTTGAGGATCAGCCGGTCGCCGGGCTTGGCCTGGGTATCTCGGTCCAGGGTGATGACCTTGCCGTTCACAGCCGAGATGCGCCCGCCCACCGGCCGACCCGCCAGCAATTCGTCCGCGATCGGGATCACGTAGCCCGGGAGCGGAATGCGCCCATCGAGGCCGACCTTGAAAGTGACGGCGCGGTCCTTGGAGTTGGTGAGCAGTGCCCACTTACCGCGGCGCTGGGCCTCGGATTCGCGGGTGCAGCCGATTGCGCTGATCTCCAGCGGGTTGTCGCCATAGCGCCGCTGCAGCTTGGCATCGGTCACAGCTGTGACATCGGTGTCGTAGTTGTTCAGCGGGTTGTCGTAGCTGATCAACGCCCGCGTGTAGCGCGTGCGCTCCGACGCACTGGAGTAAGTGAACTTTCCATCGATGACGTTCGCCCGGGTGTAGGCGAAGTCGAAGTCGGTAGCGCGCGGCATATCCGCGAGGGTGAACACCTGTCCCTGGGCCCAGTAAGTCATACCCCTGTAGATGGTGGAGATGTCACGCAGCAGAGACCAGGCATCAGCCTTGCTCTGCAGATTCAGGTTGCAGATGAACCGCGGCTCCTGGCCACCCTTCCCGTTCGGCACCAGTTGGTCGCAATACTGCGAGATGCGGTACAGCTCCCACTTGTCCACCATCCACGGCTTGATGCGGCGGCCCAGGCCGAAGCGGTCGTTCGTGGTGATGCCGTAAGTGTGCCAAACAGGGTTGTCGGTCCAGGCTTCCTTAAAGGTTCCGTCCCAGACACCCGTGTAGGTGCGCGACCTGGTGTCGTAGTTGCTTGGCACCTGCCATTTCCGACCATCACACTCGATCGTCACGGCGGGGATGCTGCGGAATTGCTCAGCAGAAAACTCGATGTAAAGCAGCGCGGTGTTCGGGTACCGGATCTTGGCGTCGATCACCTCGGTGAAGCCCGCAATCTGCATGGTGTCCGAAATTTTGTTGTTGTTCTGGTTGGCCGTCAGTCGAGTGATGCGCAGCAGCCACCCGGTGGTCGCGCGCGGCAGATTGATGCGGCGGGTCCGCTCGTACAGGCTGGTGGTCTTGCCGGACACAGCCTCGTTCAAAACCTCCTGATACGTGCCCCCATCCGTTGCCAGCTCGACCTTATACCCGATCGTGTAACCGTTTATGTTGCCGCCGGAGTCGACCGACTGGAGCGCAGGCCACGCAAACCGCACCCGGACAGCCGAGAGCTGTGTATTGGTGATCGCGCGAACCCATGGCGTTCCGCTGCGCAGCTCGGTGCTGATGGTTGTTTCGTTCTCGACCGATGGGATGCCCTGGATATAGGACTGGTCCACAGCCCCGCTGCGCCACTCCCACTTCACGTTCGGGAAGTTCATGTTCCCCTGCGGGTCTTGCAGAGGTGTGTTGTCGAGAAAGATGTCCTTGGCGGTAGGAGCACCATCAAACTCGCCCTCACCCACAGCAATAAGCATTTTCGCAATTGCGACGGAGCGCAGGCTGTCTGGTGCCTCGGTTGGGGTTTTAGGCTTCTCGGAACCGCCCTTGGCGCCATAAACATCGATCTTGCGTGCTGCGCCCATGCTTTTCTCCAGGCATAAAAAAACCGCCTCTTGGGCGGCTTCAGTTTTTCGGCTGTTGGCTACATCTGGTCTTCGGCGTAAATGGCGGCACTGATGATTGCACCACCCCATCGCCGGCGGCCGGCACACAGCGAGACAGGATTGCCGGAGGCCGTGGTGTTCTTGGCGCTGCCAAAGGCATAGCCGGGAGTGTTCTCAGGCGCCGCGCTGGTCTTCAGTCCGCCGGCTTGGGGGCTGAGCATCTGGATAACACCGCCTGCGACGAGGCCGATGCCTGCCGGCGCCAGATACGGCGCGGTGACCGGGAATACGTACGAAATAGCGAGCAGGACTACACCAACAATCGTCTGGAGAATCCCCGCTCGTTTGCTACCAGTAATCACTGGGGCAATGCGGATGTCTCCTTCTCCGCCAAAAGAGAGCTCACCCTCTCCAATATTCTTTTTCCCCCTGAATACCGCGAACTCTATCCCTCGGGACTTGGCATTTGACAAGAAGCGCTCGAAGCCAGGAACTTGCACGCAAAGAGCCTTGATTGCCTCTGCTGTGGTTCTCACAGACAGCCTGAAGGATCGGCCGAACTGGCGTAACTGACCGAAAAGAAGAATGGTGGTGAGTGGTTGGTATTCGATTGCGAGCGCTGCCATGGTTTTCTCCGGGCAATAAAAAACCGCCCGGAGGCGGCTCGATGCGGTTGTTCGTTAAAGACAGTCGCGAACTGCCTGTTCAATGGCTGATCGGCCGTAACCAGGCGCCCAGGACAACCGTTGATAAAGTGCAACGTTACTGCCTTTCGGTGACCGATTCACCTCAAGAAGCTCCTCAGCCGTCGAGTCGGTCGCGACGATGAGCCTGTAACCATTTGCCGTTTCAGTCATCGTGGCGCCCGAGCGAGCATCCTGCCATTTTGGCATGACGCAAAGTGCGTATTGCTTCGGCTCCTTACTCGAAGACGCGCTGATGGTAGCCTTTCCCGACTTCAGGTCGCCAGGTGTGGTACACCCCGCCAGCACCACCACCGCTACCGCCGCTATCAAAATCCGCATGTTGTTCCCTCTTTGGTTTGGCGGGACTGTAGCACTGGGGGAGTGAATGCAAAAAGCCCAGCGCGGGCTGGATCATTCGCATATTCAATTTGTTCCAGAGTCTCCTAGCAATCCGAGAGCTCGTTGAAATGCGGATTCTTTCCAGGCTTTTGGGCAGAGCATATTTCGTCAATTACTTCTACACCCCAGCAAATTCCGAGCGCAGCCCCTTCCTCCTCCTTACCAATGCGTCCGCTATAACACCCAATAAACTCCATCCTTGTCTCGTTAAAGGCAACGTCAACTCTATTCCAAAATCCCGGGGCCTCAATGTTGATTTCTTCGTACGGATCATTGACCCCCCATGTTCCTGTAAAGGAACAGAATACGGGAGCTCCGGACATGCCTTGTCGAGTTTGAGTGTCCAGAAAGAAAGCAGGAAGCTCAACACCGTCAGCCAGCCCTCCTATCCGAGATATGCTTCCACCACTCGTAATTCCATAATAGGGCTCAGAAGCGATGAACCCCGACTTCCAGAGCGGCAAGCCAAACCCCGTGCTTATCGAACTCGGAAAGCCTATGACAAATGCGGTATTACCTGGCATCACCGGCACTCTAAGCTTGCTGATTTTATTTACCGGCACATGGAATTGTTCATTGCAATCGGTCGGCTTAGTAAACTTTATCGCAACCACGTCACACCGCTCACCCAGTGACGGATGTTCGAACCATACGGGCTTAAACTCGTTATAAAGATTTAGCCTGTGAGCCACTGAAGTAAATACATAACGATCACCACTTTCATGAGGAATGTAGGTGGCGAGCTTTAAGTCGATTAATGTAGGAAACCTATTAGAAAGTGGCTCTTTTGTCAGAAAGTGCTTACCACTGAGATTATGCCAATTAGTTATTAAATAAGTCTCTCCTTTAAACTCATAAAAAAAACCCGACCCTGTCGAAGTCATACCCGCGTCGTCATACATTAAAATTTGAAATGGCGATTGCGAATACCTATTTCTGACTCCTTTCTCTGGCATAAAGCCCTCCACTGACCCTAACAGTAGAGCGAATGATAGCCATATGACAGCTCTATGCGCCAGACCTGTCCGGGCATCCAGCGTGGATGGAATGCCAGTAACTGGATCGGGTTCCGCCGTAGTAGCTTTGTGCCTTCTGGCGGAGGTTGCTAATGACTCGAAACGCAGAGGTTTCACAAGAAATTCAAGACGCACTTGAGCGGACACAGGTCGGCAAAAAGCTGACCCTTAATTTCAAAGGTCTGGCAGTACCGATTGAAGTTAAATACTTCTTCCGTGGTGGCTGGGTAGTTACCCAGCAGCTTGTTCCTGGCATGCCGCTTGAGGTTGTTCGCGGTGAGGACGGTCACCTAGATCGGATCGACATCAAACTTATGGCCCCTGTACAGCTCAGCTAACAAGGATTTCCTCAGTCCTTCGCCTGCAAGCCCAAGGACTGGGATAGCGCCAATATCGGCGCATTTATGACCTGGAGGTCAATGTGAGCAACGACGAATACACGCAAAGCAAAAAGGACTGGATCTATACATGGGGTGTAGTACGCGACGAACCAATCATCATGGTGGGGGCGTTCCCAACTAAAGCCGCTGCAGAAGCCAGAGCGCGGGCCATGGGAGAGGGTTACAAGGCCAGCTACATTTTCCACTTACCCGGCACTGATGAATTCATCATAGAGGAAGAGCCGCGCAACTGATGTTTCTAGGTCAGATCGCCGTAAACGTGATCTGACCGGTCCCTGTCAGAAGCTCAGCCTTCAACCCTGGCTTTCCTTTGTACTCCCGGCGATAAACGCTTTCGCCAGGGCCCACCTTGCCAGAAAGTCTGATCTGATCGATTTCGAGCGAGCCATCCAAAATGGAAACCACGGCCTCGGCGCCGCTAACCCCCTCGCTGGAAACGGTAAACAGATCTCGAATTGTCAGCGTATAGCTTTGGCTGCCTAGCATAGTTCACCCCTGCGGCCATGCCGCGTCATGTTGGTTGTCTTGCGTCTTTGTGCCTGAGGATCAGGCGCGTTCGATCGTGCCAGGGCCCGCCGTAGACGATGATCTCGGAAGGCCTGCCGTACAGGTGGTGCAGTAGGAACGGGCCAGGGCCGAACGCGCCCGACTCTTCGCCAGGTAGCGCCGGATCAGTGCCCAGATAGATCCCGGCATGGTTCGGGTGAACGGTGCGGCCAACCTGCATGACGATCATGTCGCCACGCTGTGGGCGGTCGACACGCACGAAACCTGCAGCCTCGTAGTTCGCCTCGTACAGGCTGGCGTTCTCCGCACTCTCCCACCAACCATCGGTGCGCTGGAATGCTTCGAACTCAAGGCCCCACTCACGTTGATACCAGTCAGCGCAGACCTGCCAGCAGTCCCAGGCGCCGTGCACGAACGGGCGCTTGAGCAAAGGAGTACTGCCCGTTGGCGTGATCGTGCGCATGTCGCCCTCGGGCCACGACAGAATGTGCCAGGACAAGGCCGTGGCCTCGCACATGGCCAGGTCGTGCGGTGACGGTCTGCTGGTGGCGTCCGGGTGTGAGTGAACGATGCCGATCACTTCGCCAAAGTCTTCCGCCGCGGCGTAGTCCTCGGGATCGAGCCTGAACTCTTCGTTCGGATCCGTGGCGATGTTCCGGCACGGGTAATACTTCTGCGCTCGCCCGACGGCCAGCAGCAGGCCGCAGCACTCGCGCGGATATTCCGCCGCCGCGTGCGCCTGGATGGACGCAATGATGTGCTTGCGCATGGTCAGCTCCGGGCTATGAGGGAAACGGCAGGGAAGCCACCGAAACTGAGCTCGTTGTTCTCGCCAAAGCGCAACTTGCACGACGACAGACAGCCCTTGCACTGATCCAGAGCCGGGTCATCCGTGGAGCTGTCCTCGTCGTCGAACATGGCAGCGCCGGTGTAGCCGCAGTCCGGCCCCCGGTAACCATTGGTCATGGCCCAGTGGCAGAACGTTGTCATCTGCCGGCCGGGCAAACCGTGGTTATCGATCTCGCCCGGGGAGGACAGCTCCCAGACCACCGCCTCGCCGTCCTCGCTGGTTTTCTGGTCGATATACCAGATCTCCAGCGCCTCCTGGGTAGGGTCTGCGGTTGGGTTGCCCTCGGGGAAGTTGGCCGCATCGAGGTACTGGGCCAGGGTCTCGCGGACTGTGAGCTTGAACTTGAGCATGTCCTCGAAGGCCAGGCACAGCGCGGTGACGCGCCCGTTGACGTTGCCCGCGGCGAACGTGGGCCGAGAGGCGGCTCCGTCGCTGCTCGAGGAAATACCCTCAATCTGCACTGGCCAAGCCGCGTACTCCTGGCCCTGCCAGATAATCGACTTGGCGGGTAGATCATCCTCGGAGCCCTCGTAGGCCAGCAATTCCTCTGGCGTGTGCGGGATAGCGTGACCGTGGAAGCGAAGGTAATCGGCGCCGTACTCGGTCCCGTCGATTTCGAACAGGCGAATCTCGCCGCCGGGCTCCAGTTTCTGGATGTCCGTGATCAGTGCCATGGGCAGTTATCTCAGGGATGAAAGGTTTGCTGGAAAGTCGCGGTGATGGCGTAGACCTGGCCGCCGCGGTGCACAGGTTTGTAGCCGTTGCACTTGTAGAGGCCAAGCTCACCCAGGGGCGGCTCCCAGAGGAAGCCCTTCGCCCCTTTGTGTCGGTCGAGGAACGCCATGATGTCCTTGATGCGCCCCTTCAAACCGGTGAAGGTCACCGGCCAGGATTGCGAACGGTTGTTGAGGCCATCCTCGACCGACTGCTCGTAGCCATCGCCAAACTGCTTGGAGTGGACGCGCTGGGAAATATCGCCCTCCGCGCCCTTCTCCGTCGCCCAGGTGAATCGTTCGATAGCCATCATCGCCCCTTAATTGCGTTGTTGATGACGCCGCCCTGGCGCATGTCCCTGCTCCGCAGTTCCTGGTACTTCTGCTCTACGAACGTCGCCAGCTCCTTGCCGAACAGGTCATAGCCGGGAGCATCAGCCGAGGACGAGGCGTTGCCCTCGCCATCGATGTGCACCTCGACATTGATCTGCGTTCCGCCAGCCCCACCGCCGCCCATGGCCATAACCCCCAGCTTGCCGCTCGACGTCCGGGTCAGGGGCATGATTGCTTCCTCACCAGCCTCACCCATGACTCCGGTTTTGCCATTGGCCATACCGAACGCCGTTGGCTTGCTGACGATGGAGTTCGTGAACGCACCGCCGTCGGCGAACATCTGCACATCGCCCGACCACGCGCCGCCCTTGGCTTGCGGGAAGTAGGTGTTGGAGTAGCCGGCCGAGGACGCGCCCAAGTTTGAGGAGGTAGCACCGGCAGAGCCGGCAGCCATTCCGTTGCCACCTCCAGCAGCACTGCCGCCGAGATAGCTCGCCGCCGCACCAACCAGACTGCCCAGCAGCGCCGAACTGGCCTGACGGGTAGCTATACGCGCCATGTCGGCCAGGATCGATTTGGCGAAGTCCGAGAACGACGCCTTACCGGTCATGGCAAAGTTGACGATGGAATCCTCCATGGAACTGAAGGCGTTGCCGAACAGGCTTTTGGTTTGCCCGGCGATGTTGCGCGCCGAATCCAGGTAGTTATCCCAGGCTGCCGTTGCGCCCTTCGTCCAATCGCCCTGGGCATTTTCCACATCCGCATAGTTCTGCCGGATCTGGTCGGTGGCGGCCTTGTTCGCGTCTGCGAGAGCCTGCGATTTGCGCTTAAACTCTTCCTCCGACATGTTCCGCGACGGGTCGGATTTCTGGTTGGCAAGCTCCAGCGACTGCTGAGCAAACCGGTCCTGCTGGCTGTTCAGTTCGCCGCTGAGCGCGTTCTGTCGATCGCCCTGCCCAACGCCGAGCACTGCGCGCTGGCCTGCCAATTCCAAAGCCCGCTGCTGCTGCCCCAGCGCCTGCACGTACGTGCTGATCGCTCGCTCCTGCTTTGCCAGGCGCCCGGTTTCGTTGGTGGCGAGCACTTCAAGCTGGCTGTCGGCATCCTTCTGCGCCTTGACCATTCCTGCGCGCGCGTCGGCGATCTTCTGGTCGAGCTGAATGCTCTGCGCCGCCGAGGTGCTCTTCTTGGCCTTGGATGCTTCCAGGGCCGAGATCTCGGCCTCGTAGGCCGCCGTGACCTGATCAAGCTCGTTGCCGATCAAGGCCTGACGACGTAGAAGATAGTCTTCCTCGGACAGCAGGCCGGCTTTCTGCGCCGCTTCCAGCTCCTTCTGGTAGTTTTTGTAGGTGTCGGTGATCGCCGCCAGGTTGTTCTTGGCGTTGTTGAAGCCGGTCAGATCGACCTGGGTACCAGCGGCTTTCGGGTCCTTGAACTTGTCGTTGATGTTGGCGATGTTTTTATCGACCGTAGCCTGGGCCAGGCGCGGATCGTTCGGCGCTACCTTGCGGATATCGTCGAGTTGTTTTTTGTAGTCCTTGAGTGCGTCGGCCCGCTTCTGTTCATTCGTCCACGAGGACTTGGTGAGCGCGTCAACCTTTTGCATCGAGGTGATCGCGGCTTGTTGGGCTTTTGCCTGATCGCCTTCCAGCTTTGCAATTTCAGCCTGTGCCGCCTTCTGGTCCTCAAGCATATTCAAGCTGTTTTGATAGAGATCAATCATCTCCTGCTTGTTTTGGAACAGACCAACGTCGCCGGACTGCGCGCTTGCCAGGTCTCGGCGGGCCTGTTCGATATCGGCGCTGATGTCCGGGCGGCCGATGTTCTTGAGGCTGTCAGCAGCGCGTGCGACCGCGTTGTAGCCTTTCTCCCAGAAGCTCAGGTTCTCCAAAATCTTCGGCGTGCGCTCGTTGATCGCGTCAGCGTAAGACTCGGTCGCAAGCTTTACGGCGCCAGCATGGTCGCGCTGCTCTTCCAGCGCGGCGATCTGCGAGAACACCGAAGCCGTCAGATAGTGATACTGCTCATTCAGGGCAGCCGAAGCCTTAACTGGGTCGTCGGCAAGCTTCACGAACTCGGCGACTGTCTCGCTGACGGCTTTACCGGTCGCCTCCTGCATCGAAACGGCGGCCTGGGTGATGCCCGCAAAACTCTCGCCGGCGATCTTGCCGTTATCCGCCAGCATCGCCAGTACCGCAGCGGCCTGGCCTGTGGTGCCCACGGTCGCGCTGACTTGGCGCGCCATGTCGCCCAACTGCCCAGCGCTAACCCCTGCATAGTTGCCGGTAAGGATGAGCGACTTGTTGTAGCTGTCCTGCTCTTCGCTGCCTTTGTGGTAGGCATATGCCAGGCTGCCCACGGCTGCTGTCGCAAGCGCTAGAGGCGCCAGGATGGCGAGCAAGCCCGCAGCACCTGCACCAGCGCCGGCGCCCAACTGAGCCACGGCTCGAACACCACTCCCCCAGTCACCCGACGACAGCGCGTTACCAAGCTGTACGACGTTTTCCTGAGCCTGGCGGGTGCCGAGGCGCAGCTTGTCGAAGCCGGTGGTGGTCTTTTCGAGCTTTCCGTAATCCTTGTCGATCTTGGCCAGGGCGCTGTTGTACTGGTCCTGGCTGATTCGACCCTCGTCGAGATGCTTGCCCAGTTGCTCGACCTGCGTGTCCAGCTTAGCCAGCGCGGCACGGGCAGGGTCAATAGCCCCCAGCAGGCTGTTGAGGGCCTTCTGCTCGTCCATAGCGGACTTGGCCAAGGCCACCTGCTGCTTGTCGAGCTGTGCCGAGATCTTCGCCGCCTCGGCCTCGCCATAGGCGCCAGTCTTGGTCAGCTTGGCGAGAGCGTCACGCTGCTTTGCCAAGTCCTGGGTGGTTTTGGCGCTGGTGGATAGCGACTTTTCCAGCGCCTGCATTTCGTTCATCAGCGAAACGGCGGACTGCTCGGCCCGGCCGCCGGCCTTCGCCATTTCATCCAGACTCGTTTTCGCCTGGATTGCATCGGCCGAGTCGATCTTGACGCCGAGTTCTGCAATGTTCATCGACTCACCTTGAATAAGTGCCCGCGGTTACGGGCTGTTTTCCCTCTCCTCCGCCATGACGCGCAGGGCCTCGCCTTCCAGCACCTGGAGGTCTGGGAAGATTTCAGCGAGTTTCTTTTTCTTGATGCCGAGGAAGCCGGCCACGTCGCGGATGCAGCTGTAGTCGAGACCGATCGCGCCGCCGGCGCCTGCTCGCCACTGGGTGGACATTCGGTTGAATAGGAGGAAGGCAGGCCAATTGCAGGGCCAGACCTCCACGTCTTCAACCAGATCGCCAGGGGCAAGGCCGAACATGCCGATAATCGTGTCGGGCACGCTCGGCGAGTACATCGCGCGGGCGGCGTCAGTCAGTTTCCCAGGCGGGCCTGGCTGTATGCGCCTTCGTAGGCCTTAACGACCGCCTCGGCGGCACCCTGGCAGGACTTCACGAATGCGACGATGTTGTCGTCGTTGTATTCGTCGTCGAAACCCCAGCCGATTACCAGGTCCTTGATTTGCTGGGTTTGCTGCTCGGTGTCCACGGCAACCACTTCCGACCAAGAAGGCTTGTCGCCCAGCGCGGCCCGCGCCTTGTTCCGCGCCTCGTTCCATTCATCGAACAGAGCGGCAAGCTCGGTGCGATCCCGGTACTTGAAAGTGAACTCGACCTTCTCGGGTTCGCTGCCGACGATCGGGATCAGCACGGGCGCATTGAACGTAGCCTTTTGCGCGATACGGATCTTAGCCATGGGTTACACCGCCGCAGTCAGGTAGCGGGTCGGCTCGGCCTGCAACGCCAAGCTGACGGTGCGGGTCAGCAGGTTGTTGCGGGACACCGCTGGCTGTTTGGAAAACGACGTGTAGGTGCCGTACAGCAGGGTGTCGTTACCAGGCAGGTTCAGGCGCGCCGCTTCGATCTGCTTGCCGGCGTCCGCCTTCAGCAGCACTCCGTTGAACGCCTGGGCCGGGTCATCGGCGATGGTGAGCACCATACTTGCCGCTGATTTGTCGGTGGGGATCTGCTTGCCTTGGTCATCCTCGAGGAACACCACATCAAGGTAGTTCTGTTCGCCGCCGGAGAAGGCCACGTCGGAGATTTGCGGGATCTGCACCCAGGTCAGCACCTTGCGCATCGTGCCAGCGCCGCCAGCGACCGGATAGACCTGCGTGTCGGAAGTGTCGATGCCTTCCAGGGTAATCGCCGTTGCCGTCGCTGCCTTCACGCGAACCACCTTGCTATCGAGCTTGCTCCAGCCAGACGTCAGCAGAACAATATCGCCGGCAGCGATGGTGCCACCTACAACGGTGGCCACCGCCTCGCTCGCGTTGCTGATGGTGGGGAACGCCAGTGCAGCGGCGTAGGTTGCGGCGTGCTGGAAGGTGCCACCGTTCGGGAGTTTGTAGCCCATGGGGTATTTCCTCTTTTCAGATATGAAAAACCCGCTCGGTGGCGGGTTCTCGGGTTGCCCAATGGGCGTTGTTTTAAGGCTCGCAATGGAGCTCTGATGCAATAGATTGAATGTGCGCCCTTGAACGAGTATTTAGATGGGGCCTTCTAACCAGATCAAGGATGAGTAATGTTCAAATTTTTCTCTGTCGCTGTAGCAGTTTGTATCCTTAGCGGTTGTGCGACTGCGCCGCCCGCACCTACTCGACTTGCTTCCCAGAACCCGGACATAGTGCTTGGCACCTCTCAAAATGGATGGCCCACCTTGCAGGAAATGCGCTTTAGAGATGCCAATAAGGTATCAGTAGATCAAATCCAGTTTTGCATGGTTCAGCAGATAACAAATGACTCGATATCGCCCGTGAGCGATCTCTCGAAGCAACGAGTGGTTATGCCAGGCACGGGCAGCTATTACATAACAGTGATGGGCACCAGCCTGAGATCACTGACGAAGTACACGCTCGTCGCAAGCAGCAAAGGAACTGGGGTTGAATATGCATTCCGCAATATTTTGGTTAACTCCGGATACGGTTACAACGAACTAAACGCGGCAGACGAGGCGACTATGCATGTCGAAGCGCTACACAAATCGCTCGAATCAGTCGCCGCCAAAATGTCCAATTGTCTAGCCGAATGAAACCGGGCTTATGCGGCAACATCGGATCTATATGAGAACGAAACAGAGACGGTGTAGGCAGAGTCGCCTGTGATGCCAGGGCCTGGGTCAACTGGCGACATGGTCACCACGGTGACCGCACCCTTCGTGTCCCTGGCGTATAGCGGGAACAGGTCAACCAGTTCTGTGGTGATTGGGTTGGTCTTGATCTTGCCGGTGCCCGCCGGTGCGATGATGCTGACCTGAAACACGCCGGTGAACAGCCGGTGATCACCGCCGAGTGTGTTGCTCGTGGTGTCGCCCGGGATAGTGAAGGCCCGCAGATAAGTCTCACCCTCCGCTGGCGCGTAGGCCGTGTTCTCGAAAACGATCTTGAGCTTGTCCGACCTGGCAGCGTTCCAGGCGATGAGCTTGGCCTCGTAGATCGAAGCGATGATTGCGTGACTCATACCTGGTTGTTCCTGATGGCCTCCAGCACGATCTGCTGAAAGCGAGCCACGGTGACCCGAACCATGCCGCCGGGGGCCTGAGTGGAATGGCCGAACTCCAACGGGATCGCATAGGGCAAGTTGTTAACGATGAAAGCTGTCTGCCCAGCCTTGAATTCAATGGCGCCCGCGACAAGCCTTGCGGTTGCCTCGGTCCCTGTCGGGTCTGGGTGAATGCGGAAGCTGTTGTCGACAGAGCCGATGGAGAAATTCCAGTTCGCCCGAAAGCGACCGCCAACATAGTCCCGACCAGCCACCAAGCCATTCACGCTGAAGTTCTGGTCGCGCTCGGTCTTCGTTAGCGGTTTGGCATATTTCACGCCGCGCTTGAGGTTGCCCGCCTTCGTGAAGTTCGATTCGTCCAGGTTGATGAGCGTATTGCGCACTGCAACCTTGAAGTCGTAGTCGTCGGCTGCGCGGGAATTGGCGTCGCGATGAGCAACGTTGGCCGCCCATATTTCAGGATTCCCCACCGGTGACATGCGGATGATGCTGCTACCAATCTCGATGATGATCTCGCGCAGGCTCGCGTCAATTGCTTCACTGGCCTGGGCGGCGAACTCGGCCAGGCTGAGCGCAAAACTGCCGGACTGTCCGGCGCCTGCCCGGCTCACGACCGCACCTGCAACTCATAGAGGATCGGCGTACCGGCAGGGTTGACCTCTTTCAGCGGCGGCACGATTGACCAGGTACGACCCTGAGCAACCACTTTGTCGAGCAGGCCAGGTACCCACGTAAGCCCCTGCGCTGCAATCTTGAGCTTCTTGTCGCCCTGCTTGATGAGGCTGTTGTTCTGGAATTCTTGTCCGGTGAAGTCGAGTAGGATGCCTTGGGCGATCTGCTCGACGGTGGCACCTGGCGCTTCGCCGCCCGTCTCCGGGTCGTACTCGCCCGGCTCCGTCTTGCTGATGGTCACGGGCTGGCCGAACTCTTCGATCATCTCCAGAGCCATCACGGCCATTTCGTCGTAAAAGGCCATGATGGTCTCCATTACAGCTATGCGCGCACTGCGAACAGCCCGCGCTTTTGTAGGTAGTCGGCAAACTGCGTAGCACTCGGCCGGTCCGGCGCCGCCGGCAACAGTCGACCGCTGGTGTTGGAAATCGTGGCGTACTCGCGTGTTACCGCGCCTTCGACACGCTCCAGTGTTACTGCACCCTTGCGCTTCTCCACCGGGTCGATGTCGTCCTGATGGATCTCAGCGGCCAGAGCCATCTGCCCGTACTGGATCCTCGCCGGCAGGTAGTTGTCTGGCTTGATCTGGCAGTCCAGCTCAATACCCCGACGCGGCCAGGCCAGCGCCTGCTCGCTGCTCATCTTGCGGCCTTTCCAGGTCTTGCCATCCATCGCCAACGCGGCCCGGCGTAGCAGAGCTTCCTGCTCGGGGACGCCCGCCGGGATAACTGCGCCGAACTTCACGGCATACAGGGCCAGGTCCTCGGCGCTCGCGTAGCTTTCGGCGTCAGGCTTGCCGGTGCCGTCCTCGATGATGAGTGTCATGCGTCAACTCGCTGGAATTGTTTGTAGTTTGGCCGCCGGATCACCGACGCCCAGCAGTATTACTCCCTGGGCAGCTCAGCGACGAGCCTTTCCAGGGATTCTTTGGAGGCGTTTGCCCGATATTGGACCTTAGCCTCATCGAGCTTTGCTTTAAGCGCTGCGATTTCGTCGGCCTCATCAGCCGGGGGCGTGATGAAAGACTTCTTCAGCGCTTCAACCTCGCCATGCAGTGCGTCGACAGTCAAGGCCAGGCCATCACGTTCAGTGGTCAACTCATCAACCGAAGCATGGATGGTGCCCAGCACGTCAAACAAGCGCGACGCAAGGTCGCCGGACTCTGGACGATGGATTTCGCCAGCTTCCAGGCCGTCAACAAGGATCTGGATCGTTCCATGCTCAGCACGCAAAGCCGCGATCACCTTTTCCAGTTCGGCTTGGTTGCCCGCACCAACAATCTGCGCCCGCTTGGCTTCCTTCACCGACACGTCGATGCCGGCTGCTTCGTACGCATTGACCACGCTCGGCCAATCGCCAATCACCAGCACGCTGGTCACACCCGCTTCGGGCTTATCGAAGTGTTCCGGATTGCGGTAACGCTTCTCCGGGTCGAAGCCGCTCAGCTGGTTGCTGTAAGTCAGTTCCATGTGTTTCTCCAAGGCGGCCATTGCTGACCGCGCGTTGAGTTTGAGGCTTAACCGCCAGTAACAGGAGGCGTTGCGGTCAGCGTAATCATCACGCCGGCGGTGACCTTGTTGCTGCCCGCGTGCTTGACCCAGTTGGCAGCGGAGCCGACGGCAGCCAGGGTTGGGTTGGAGCCACCAGTAGTGGCTTTCCAGCTGTAGCCAAGCACGTCGATGTTCACAGTGCCTTCAGCGCGATAGCCGATGCTCAGGTTTTCTTCGTCGTTCACTTCGTAGGAACGGAAGCCCGGAGCCTGAGATTCAGTGATGGTTACCGCGTTTGGCAGCAAGCCAAAGATCACGTCGGCCGGCGCGGTGTCGGTCACCAATACGGGCTTACCCAAGGTGCCCGGCAGGCCGCCGTAGATCACAACACCAGCTTCTTCGTAGATCTTGTTCGTGATGGCTTGGTCGACGATGTCGAAGTAAGCGCTGGAGTGCATGACCCACAGAGCGATCCGGCCGAACTTGTCGCCGAACTTGCGCATGCCGCGGGTCAGCGTCTTCTTGCCGTCGGTTTCGATGTTGGCCGAAACCACCATGTCAGCGTTGGAGCCGATGGCGGCACGAAGGCCAGCAGTTGCGTACTGGATGAATCCTTCCAGGGTCGCGTCAGCAACGTCGGCACCAACGATCTGGGAGAACTCCTCGACCGGACGACCGCGGCGCTTGAACGCCTCTTCAGTGGTCTGGTACGGGCCGTACTTCCAGGGAGCCTTGACGCCGACAGCTTCGCCGGCGCTGATCTTCTTGGCAGTAACCTTGCCTTCTGAGTTGACGTCGCGGTGTTCCAGCGAACCGTTCAGCTTGTAGAGCGCACGCTTGCGGAAGTCACCTTCGATCAGCTCGTTGTCGAGCACCATCGCGCCATTGGAGGATGCATTGAACACATCCAGGTTGTCCTGGACACGCTCCAGGTATGCAGTTTGTGCCTCATCGTTATAGATGATCAGGTCGCTGTTGACAGTTGTAACCATGGGTCTTTCCCCTTACTTGGGCAATGCGAGGTATGCGGTTTGGCCGTGCTTGCGCTGGAAATCGCGCTTCTGCTCGGAGGTCATTTCGGAGCGCTTGAATGCAGCCTTGCCGCCACCCCCGCCCGGGGCAAATGTCCCTGAAGCCCTTGGCCACAGGTGAGGTGCGCTTTCGCGCAGAGATTCCGCCCATTCGAGCGGAGTCAAAGGGGTCTTGCCGTCTTTACCGAGGATGACCTGGCCGGATTCATCAACGGCGACTGCATCACCATCTTCGTTAAGGGTGAACACGCCTTTGGCGCGCAGGATGATGTCGTCTGTGGCTTCGGGGAGCGCACCAGCCTTCAGTGCTGCACCGCGCACCGAGTCGCCCAGGACTTTGCCCTGGAACTTGGCCGCGAAAGATTCAGCCTTCTCGGCGCGCTCACTGATGGCCTTCAACTGCTTGTCGTAGTCGCCGCGCAGGCGCTCGGTGCGGCGATTGAAGACTTCGTCGACCTTGCCCTCGGTCAGCAGCTTGGTTTCTTCGTCCTGGCCAGCACGACTGAGCAGGCCTTTGACTGCGTCGATGTCGATGCCCTCAAACTGGGTTTCGAACTGGGTCAGCTTGCCGGAGGTTTCCTTCAGCTTGCCCAGCAGTTCCGAGTTCTTGGTTTTCAAGCCGGAAACGGATGCTTCAACGGCAGTCGCGATAGCGGCCTTAATTGCCGGGTTTTCCAGGTCGATTTCGTTTTCTTCTGCCACGTTGATGCACCCCTTGGGTCGGAATGGCCTGCCTCGCAGGCATAAAAAAGCCCCGATCAATGTCGGGGCTTAAAAAATTAACTGAATAGTGATTTAGGCGGATTGTCGCGCTCAAGCTTCAACTGCTTTAGCTTCTCTGAAATGTCTACATTCCAAGATTTCAAAGTCGTCGTGATGATCATCTTAGTACCTGAGAAATCACCATCGAAGGTTTCAAGAAAGTCCTTAACCTCTCCAGAAGCTATCCAGACTTGCGTGTTCTCACCGTAGTTTAGATTGACGGGAAAACCCTTTCCTTCCGGCCCGCAAGAGAACCCTTTCCATCGTATTGTGCCGTCGCTACAAAGAATTTTTGCTCCAGTAAGCCTTGCGGGTCTATTGCCAACAGAAACCACTTCGACAGCCAAGCTGTTTGATCTATTGATTTCCGCACCGCTGGGGAGTTGCCTAACCTCAGGTGAAAGCTCTATCCGCTCTGAATTGTCCCGACGCTGTTTCTCTGCAAGAGCAATTGCGGTAACAACTGCAGCTAGAGCTCCAAACCCCGAAAACCATTCACCAACAGATCCGAGATTGAGAACATATCGGTCGGCCGTGTTCGGATTCACTTGAATCCCAGCAAGAAAGCCTGCCGACACTCCACCAGCTACACAAAACACACTCAAAAACGCTACCCATCCCTTCGCCATATCAAGCCTCCAAATATCAAGCGAAGCTTTATAGCAATCCGGCCCTTTCAAATGCCAGCGGTTCCAAGCTTTTCATCTGCACCAGAGTCAACGGCGCAAAGTTGCGATCAAGCTGCAGCTCAGTGAAGCGCTCGATGGTCAGGCCGCCCTCGCGGAACAGCTTGGCTCGGACTGGGCCGATGGCGACGTCCTGAAACGTAGCCGGCTGTTGCTGGAGCCAGTTGTAGTAATCGAGGTCTGCATTCACCTGCTGTCCGCCATTAGCACCCACCGAGGCACGCGTTGCGCCCTTGGCGAACATCTCGCTGAGCCTGGTCAGAAGGATGAAGGTGGTGCGGCAGTTCGGGTGAAAAGGTGGCCGTGGCCCCGCGTCCACCGGAAACCTGCGCTTGTCCATCGACCGGCATTGCTGACTGGTCTTGCTGTCCAGGGTGGCCACCATCTCGACTTCGGAAACGATGTCGGTATTGGCCTTGGCCACCTCCATCCGCGCCTGGGACGACACATGCTGAATAGCCGTGTGCACGACCGTGCTGGCGTTGCGGTTGGTGGTAGCGAGAATGCCGTCTTTGTAGCCTGCCGCCTTGGTACCGCGAATGTTGCGGATGATCTGGAAGTTCGTCTGCCCTTCGAAGAAGCCCTGCCGGATGGTGCCGGTAACGCGCTCACGCTCTGCACCGGTCCAACCCTTGATAAAGGCCTTCAACAGCTTACCGCCACCGGTACCTCGCACGCTGAGCGGATTCGTTAGTACTGCGGTACGGATTGCAGCCGCCGTTGGCGCGACCACATCCAGCGACACGCCAACCGGCGCCGACCTGGCAAGACTGGTCGCCTCAAATTCGGCCTCGTAGTTGGCGATGTCCACCAGGTCCAGGTTCAACTGCGCGCTGTATCGGTCGAAGATACCCAGCAACAGGCTGTCGACCTCCTTCAGCATCTCTTCCAGGCGCTTCGTGTTGTACTCGGTCAGGTCTGACTGGGTGAGCCGGTCACGGATCGAACGATCAATCTCCTTGAGAAAGGGGGCAAACTTGCCCACCTCCCCCGCCTTGAGCTTTTCGAGGAAGACCGCGTGCCGGATCGTGGCGTCAAGGATTGCTTGGTTTGCCGCCATTTGGTTTGTCCTCATCGTCCAGGCCTAGACCGTCGCCCTGCTCCTGCAATTCGCCGTCGATCTGCAGGTCTGTACGCTCAGGCGCAATCAGGCCCTGCTTGCGCAGGTAGGCCCGAAGGTCTGCCTTGGCGAAGCCGCCTTGCTGCCACAAGCCAACCAATGCCGTGATCATCTGCGGATCAGCCGTGAGTTCGACAAACTCCTGATTCACCTGGTAGGCGACCTTCTTGTCAGCAATGCCCATGTAGGCGCAGCACCACATGATTGCCCGGGTGTAGGCCTCGCTCACGTTCGCCACGCACCCGGCCAGCACCGAAGTGGATGCCGACTGATCGCCACGGGACTCCGTTGCGGTCTTGGCGGCCAGTGATGCCACCACCATCCGGGCGCCCAGCTCAATCATCATCTGGTTTTTGTCGTTCATGGCCTCCTTGACCAGTGTGTTCGGTGCAGGCTGCGCGTAGCCGAATGCACCACCCGCCGGCAGCATCATGGGAGCCCTGGAGCCAACATAAACGCCGTTCTTCTCCATCCAGTCGCGCCACTGCTCATCAAGGCCGCTGATCCACGGCTGAGCCTGACCACACCAGAAGACGCTGTCTTCGTAGTCGGCACTGTTCCGGTAATGGCCCAGGTTGATCATGGCGATGTCGTACAGCGGCGACTCGTCGATGCTTGGGTCGTTGTTCTGCGCGCCGACGAAAGTGAACGGGATCTCCTTCAGACGCCCGGTGACGCCTTCCGGCCTGAACTCTTCGATGACCGCCAGCGGCCCACCACCTTTCGGACCGGACCGGCGCCAAACACGACAAACAAACCCGTCATCCTCAAGCGCCAGTTCCCGGTACTGCTCAGCCGTCTTGTAGCCGAAGCCATCAGGGATTTCCGGAGACTCGCGCAGCACTACCAGGGTAAGCATGCTGTGACCGTTCACCATGCCCGTGCGCCAGTTGATGATGTCTTCAGCGCAGTAGGAAAGGATCACCGAGTGCCCGCCGACGCCATTGTCCTGGTGGTAGTCGACGTACAGGCCATGCCGCCCGGCCTCAAGCACCTTCTCCAGAGTGCCCTGCGAGTGCTGGTAGATGCTCACGCCCGAGCCATTGGCGTTGTCCTGCAGGTACTCCAGCTTCTTGGGCACCGTCAAAGTTGGGTCTTTGTGGAAGGCCAGGCCGAGCAACCCGTTACGGGTATGCCCGGTGGCATTCTTGAATACCGCACGTTCGCGATAGGCCTTGTTCCTGTCTACGTTCTCAGGCGAATTGTCGTGTGTGTTGATGTACGGCAGTCGGTCGACAACCCGGTGCTGGCCGGCGCAGACGTCGCGAACGGTTGCCCAGCGGTCCAGCACTGCTGTGTATTCCGCCCGCTTGAAGGAGACGTCGTTGCTCATCGGGCGTATCCCATTTTGATAGCGGTGACCGGTTTGATGATCGGGTACTCGCGGTGGATGAAGTAGCCGCCGGCGTCGTTCGCGTGATCGATACCGGCGGTTTTGTCTGGCTCCCCGTTCGCGCCCCACACCTGCTGCTCCAGTCCATCGGCATAGGTCGGGCAGGTGAACGGGTTGACCAGGTAGCGGCGCTCGCCCTGCGAATTGCAGAAGACAGCGTTCATTGCGTTGATTCGGTCCTTCACAGGCGGGTTTGCCGCTGGAGCGATGACCGCGAACCCGGCCTGTTTGAGCATGGCAAGGTCCGTGATGCTGGCGTTCACAGACTTGCGTGAGTCACCCGAGGCGTCAGGGTAAATCCTGATTTCGCAGGTCTTTTTGAAGTCGTTGCCGTCGTGCTGCCAGTACCGCTCTTTGATGCGACGGATCATGTCAGGCGTGTCGTAGCCATCGATCAGCTCATCCACTGCCCTGGGCAGCCCCTGGTCACGCTTGACGTGTGTGATCGCCGCCATCTTGCCGACGTTGAAGTCCATCCCGATAAACAACGGCTCGCCGGGCTGCACTGTGTCGAAACATTGATTCAGCTTGCGGTCATATGCCGTGTAGATCGTCCCGGACGTCAGGTTGACGAACTGGCCTTTGAGGTACGCCATGATCAGTTGTGGCGGATACGACTCCATCAGGGAGGCGATATAGTCATCCGGCAGGTTCAGCTCGTTATCGAACGTGCTGGCCTGCACCAAGCCGTACATCTCTTTCAGTGACGGCTTATCACGCAGCTGTTTCACGAACTGCAGGAAGACGAACTTGAAGCCTTCCGGTGTAGTTGTGACGTCCACCCCGTTCTTCAGCCCGGGCAGGTTGTAGCGCATCCGGGCGATGATCTTGCGCCAGGCCTGCTGTGCCTTGACGGCAGTCAGCACGTCCAACTCATCCACCAGGGCATGACCGATCTTGAAGCCGACAATGGTCTGCGGCTTCTCCATCGACCGACAAATCACAGTGCCGCGATACTGCCGGCCGCTGTAGATGTGAACCTCGTGGTTCGCCTGGTTGATCTTGGTCTTCAGCCCCCAGTCGTAAGCCACCTCATCCATGGTCGGATAGAAGATGTCCCGGATCTGCGGGTAAGTCGGCGCGAAGTAGCCAGCGTTGACGCCGGGCCACTCCATGAAGTGCTTGCTCAGTGCCGAGCATCCCACCCAGGTCTTGCCCGACCCGAACCCAGCAACGAATGCACGAAACTTGTGGGGCAGTGTGAGGAACTGAGCCTGCGGAACGTTAAGGCTCGGCATTCGGCTTCCTCGCATCCACCACGTCGACCTGGATACGGGTCGGGATCACCGGTTCGTCGCCCGCCTCTTCCTTCCTGGCCCGGTTGACGTAGATGTCGCCGGTTTCTTTCGCCGCCTGTTCGAGGATCTGCATCGCCAAGCCGATGTTCTTCATCGTCTCGGCCTTCTCTACAAAGCGGTTCATGGCGCGGAGGCGGAAGGCGCGGTTGGCGATCGGGATGTCAGCTGTCTCTTCACGGAACCGCTTACGGGTGTCGTGGAAAAGGGTCACCCACTTCTTTGCCAGGTCTCGGCCGGCGCGCTTGGTCGGGTCTTGCGCCTCGCACTGCTGACGGGTCACCTCAATGCCGAATTCCTCTCGGACAGCCGCTGCAACCTGGGAAGGTGTGTCGAAGCACGCCAAGGCCTGAACCATGAAGCCTTTCACCTCACTGTTCAGGGCTGCCATAGGGTAAATTCCGTCTTAGGTCTGTCAGGGGTCAGGCCGATCTGAGCAGACAGGTTCCGCAGGCCCTCGATATGTTCAATTTCCCCACCTCAGCAGGATTGTGTGCAGCATCAGATGTGCGCCCACGACTTGCGGCGAACCACATCAAGGGCCGTTCTCTTATGGATGCCGTAGCGCTCAGCAAGAGTTTCAACATCAACGCCTGATGTTGAGTGAAGCGCTCGCATTTCCAGCACCTCACCCTCTTTCAGTTTGGCTTGTCCGTTAGATTCGCCCTTTGCCGTCTGCAACCCATGCTTATAGGAATGGTGTTGATTGTCCGAAGACGTAACCCATTCCAAGTTGAAGACGGCTGCGTTTCCCCTGTCGGCGTCAATATGATTAACCTCAGCGCCATGAAACGGCGGCTCACCCAGAAATGCGATCGCTACGAGCCGATGAACAAGCTCAGTGCGTTTGCCTCCCGGGTAGCAGAGATCGACACTCAGGTATGGTCGAGCCTTACTGCGGCCAGGTGTCTTTAAGATTGTGCCTGCCTTCGCGCACGTCCTGGTCGTGAGGCGCTTGATTCGACCCAGGTTGCTTACCGCGTAGTCCGGGTAGTTTTGAATCGTCTTCCACTGCTCTTCCACTACACAGCCCTCATCAAGCAGGTACCGCAAGCACTCGCTATAGAGGCCCGGTTAACGGATGGTGTTTTTTTGGCCGCTTCGACCATTCGGGCAACATCGCTATCTGGCGCGCCAACGCCATATCGCTCAACGATGGCAACGAACTCGTTGACGTCGTGGCCGCGCATCTCAAGCTTGGCCGCGCCTTCCTTTGTGAAGGCTGGCTGGCCGTACTTATCGTTGGCGTGAGCGATGTGATAGAGCTCATGCTCAACCAAGGCGCAGAAGTCGGTGTCACTGCACTGGGCGCAGTAGTCAGCAGCCAAGGTGATGATGAAGGCCGGCACATCGCCGAACCAATCCCGCATCTGTTGCTCCATCCGGGCCTTCTGCCAACCACCGGCGCGGAACGCTACTTGCTCGGCCTGGCCAAGGACTGTCCTACCTTGTTTCTCGAAGCCCGACGACGCCCACATGACCCGGATGTCTGCATCCAGTAGGTGGGCATGGTCTTCGTTGTGAATGCTGCCGGCGTCAGCAAGTATTTCGGCCTGGAGCCATTCCCACACCTCAGGGGCTGGAGTCAGGCGCATACCGAAGTCGGAAAGCTCAGACAGCTCCAGCAGTGATGCCGGCGGCACTGGTCGGTTCACGCGCCCTCCTTGGAGACTATGCACCACTGACACTCAAAACGATGAAACCGGTCTATTGAGCCACCTTCTAACGTCGGGCACACTCCCGCGGACTCATCGCCAAAAAAAGGAATTTACGATGCCGTTTTCACCGAATGAAAGAACTGCTTTGCTCGCCCTCAAGGGTGTAGGTCCAACCGTGATTGCTCGGCTTGAGCAGATGGGCATCGAATCGTTCGCTGAACTCCGAAGATCGGATGTTGGTGACATCCTGACTCAAGCATCCGCAGCATTAGGTTCAACATGCTGGAAGAATAGCCCTCAAGCCCGTGGAGCTATCACTGCTGCAGTCGAGCTTGCTAAGAACTCCACGGAGCAGAACCTGGCTCGGTAGACGCGCTCGATTGCCTCCCAGTCGAGTTGCGTAGTTGTCATGGAGACTCCGTTACCATCTGGTGTGTCTGTGCATGTGCGTGACCGTGGAGCAAGCTGACGATCAGGCCCTGAGGTAATCCTGCTGACTTCGCAGCATCCACCGCCTCAACAATGGCCTTGTCGAGGCGACCTACGGCAGCGTTGATGTCCTGGCTCAGCGGTAGCGCGTGACGCAGGCGTGTGACTTTATGCATCGGCTATCTCCGCGCCACGATTTGGCGCATTCGAAAACGTGGCGCGGATGAGCCGGGTATACTCAGCTGACTTTGATTTTTTCGAGACTTCGAACCCATGCACGGAAGCCTGTATCTCTCTGCGCTACTTCTCGCTGGCCCAGCACTCGCTTCAGAGCCATCCCGCTACAGCTACGACGAAGCTCCTACTGACGGCTACATGTATGCCGTTAGGTATCAGCAAGCCAAACTGGCTTGTGAATCGCTGCCTGATGACCTTGAGGCTGACTATGCGAAAGCGATGCGCCTTACCAAGGAAGCAAGCCCCGAATTTGAAAAAACCTACGCCAAAGGCTTGGCGGCAAACCTTAAGTGGCGCAAGCCCGCAACGCCTGAAGACCGACAGGTAGAGTGTGACCAAAGTCAGCATGCACTGCGCGTGACGGTAAGCCTTGCCCGGCAGTGGTTTCCAGGGGGCTGGTAGGCCCTCGCATTACTTGCTCCGGCGTTCGACACCACCAGGTGCCTTGTCGCAGTGCAGGCAGTGCTCGCAGTTCAGCGTCCGACAAAGCCAGGCTTTAACCGGCTGCCAGTACGTGACCATGAAGATGTGGCGAGCACCAGCCAGGGCTAGGGCGACATGCAGTGTCAGGCCCGCGGTGGTCGGGCCGAAGAAGATGTTCTGGCTACGCACCATCACGACAAAACCGGTAATGGCGATCGTCGAGTAGATCAGCTTCCCGAGGATGCCGTCCCTCACCTTCCCGCTCAGTACGCACCAGGTGGCCCACAGCGCGATAAGGCCGCAGGCGATGGAGTTAATCAGTTCAAGATTCATGGTGGATTGCCTCCCCCGAACCGCTGGCGAATAAGCGCCCAGAGGTCAGCGGCTTTGATGGCTCGATTAATTGCTGCCAGGAGCGAGCCGCCGAACGTGCCCAGCAAGAACCCAATGCCGGCCACGATCTTTGGCTCAGTGACATTTAGGTAGGCGCTGACCATGCTCGTCAGGTACAGCGAGCAGGCAACACCGGTGATCAAGAACACCATCCAGGCGCGCCAGTCGGACAAGTCGTCCTTGTGCCACCAGCTCGCAACAACGGCCCCAATCAGGCCCGCAATCAACAATTCGAACCTGTCGATCTTGTCGAGCAGGCGCTGTAGATACTCCATGCGCTCGACTCCGTGGGGCATGTTTGGGAATTGAATCGGCTCACACAGCACTCCCAGCTCGGAGCAATGGGTGTGGTGGGGCCGAAAACGGAAAGGCCCCAAACAATGTCGGGGCCCTGAATAGGTGCGCGTCTTTCCGTGCTGTCTGCCAAAAACAATCACAGCGTCGACGCCCTAATGCATCGATCTCGCCAGTCTTGTCTCGCGCCACCCCGGAAGCACAACGAGGTCAGGATGCACGGGCGGCCGGTGTTATTTCCGTACGTCGCACTACCGGCTATCGACGTCCAGGCCTCCCGAAGGCTGTCCTGGCTACAGGTAAAACTGGGCGTAAAAAAGCCCCGCACTTGGCGAGGCCTTGGACGATTTAAAACACGTTGTTCCAAGTCCAACTGCCGTAAGTCGGAAGGTCACCCGTACCGTGATCAGGATAGAAGAGCGGGCGACGGGGCTTGACCGTTGGCACATAGCCGAAACGCGCCCACACCGGAAGCTCTTTCACAATCGACATCCGGCCGTTGGCCTGGACGCGCAGGGCAAGGTCGGGGTTGCCACTAGTTTTGCTATTCCAAATTGCGACGCCCTTATCGGTGTAGATCACCAGATTACCATCGCCCTGCATAACGCAGCTCGTACCACCTTTGTTATGGGAATAGCTTGCCCAGACGACGCTGCTGTTTGGACCATAAACGACCAGGTTACCGTCGCCCTGAAACACCAAAGCTACATTCCCGACGCCGTAAAACTTGCCAGGCACCAATGAAGTGCCAGGCGGAATTACAATCGAGGGCTGATCATACAAGATTGGTAGCGCTGCGTTGTTTACCCACAACGGCACGGCATCCACCAGCACAACGTTACCGTCGTTTTGAAGCTGGAGATAAATTCGATCCGGCGCTCCGACCTCACTACCTAGCGGAACACCAATTGTGGTGGCTACGGTGCGCTTCCTGATCTGGTCCATCATGAACGCAGCGCCTTGGGTGTAGAAGCAGTTACCGAGGTCCGAGTTTGGGTTGCGATCTTGATATGTGTACGGTGTGTTGTAATCAAGCACCCATGCTACGGCGCCATGGTCGAAAAGTGCCAAGTTCATGTCGTCTTGAAGGATCAACTTGTAGCGTTTGTCCGGAGACTCCAAATACTGCCCCTGGTGCATCATCGTCCGAGGCGGAAGCACAGAGCTACCGTTGTTGCTGAACGGGGTGACGGAAAAAGCCATTTTTTCACCTATTGAGTCGAATGATTAGTCGCGGAGGATTCCGCTGTCATGTCGCTCAAAGGCGATTGCTCGAGGCTCGTGGCCTTCACATGATTCAACGTCCCGCATCGGGAACATTTGATCTGGAGCTCTGTAAACCCACCCGTGCGGGCGAGAAGTCGGTTGCAGTTACCGCATCTGATTTCTTTCAACATCTGCAAATTCCTTTTGCTGAATCGCCCTTTCCGTGGGCAATAAAAAGCCCCGCACTTGGCGAGGCTTGGAGAAATACGTAGCGGCTATGTCGATCGGGCGAACGAGTTCCACTCTTCAATGGCGTCGTCGGCCGCAGACTTATGCTTCCGAATAGCGTCTTGCTGCTCCTCTACGAAGTCAGTGATGCAGGATTTGTACTCCTCCACCTCGGCGTTGAATTGATCGCGCTCGTTCTGGTCTTCAAATTCGTATGGAACACTTGGCTGGCTACAGTCATGTGAAGGCTCGATTGTGTCGGCAAACGCCAAAGGCGAAAGCAACATTCCGAGAAGTAAGAGAGCTCGCATCGTCCTTTGCCTCACATGAAAAAGCCCGACTTCATGCCGGGCTTTACTGTGCAACCTCAACGCGCAAGATCGGCAGGATGGGTAAATACTCTCTCACTTTCTCACTCATTGCAATAGCGATTTGCTACGCAGCGCAACTTTCGATTAATCCCTCTGCGTCGAGCAGTTCCTGAGCGGCCGTCAGCGCCTCGTTTACCTGGTCATCCAACGTCTTGCGGATCCCTGAGCGCCACCGGTACCGAGTCGATTCCGGCTTGCCGTCATTGTCCCAATTGGTGATGTCATACCATGCGGCCGGCAGCACAGCGGCGGAACGTTTGCCCTCGGCACCGGCAACCTGCGGAATAGCCCACGTCAGCACAGCGCACTCACGAAACCGTTTCGGCGCCGGCGACTTCACCGAATTCAGCAGCTCCAGGATCGCGCCGTGCTTGCGCTCCTCGTGGGTGGAGTACTTCGCCACCAGTGCTCGCCAGTGCGCCGGGGTCAACGCCTTGCGCAGCCGGCCGAACACCCAGCAGTCCTGGAGAAACGCCGCCTCCTTCCCGACGATCTCCCCCTTCTGTTTGGCGCACTGCACCTTGGGCTCAAAGTCGCAACCGCCGGCGGAAGTGATGGTTTCGGCCGCAAGGGCTCGAACTACTGCTGAAACAACGTTGCGATAGGTCATGCGGCTTCTCCTTTTTTCAACTCTCTGGTCATTGCGCGGTATTTGGCTTTGATCGCCTTGATCTCTTCCACGGTGTACTTGCACGGCGCGTGCAGGCCTTCCAGCCAAGCCACCTTCTCGGCGCCGATGCGCAACACCAGGCGAATGCGGTACTCCACGGCATTGCCGGAAAGGTTGCGGTTGCACTTCACGCACTGCCGGTGGATGTTCAGTGGCTCGAAGCGCAGCTCCGGGCATGCGCCGACGGATCGGTAGTGGCCAGCGTCCCACCGGCTGCCAGTCATGAGGTCGTTATCGTTCGGCGTGGAGTCGCAGCTGATGCAGGGCAGGTGCGCGTCACGCAGGCGCACGTACTCGTTCACGGCGGCCTGGGCGTCGCGCAGATGATCCGCCCTGCTCTTCAGCTTCTCCTTGCGGACCTTGATATCGCGGCGATCACGCTGGGCAATTGCCTTGCGGGCCCTATCCTGGTTCTTCGGTGCATCGAGGATTGCGCATGCAGGACTGCACACAGCCTGACCCAGGCGTAATGGGATGAATGACACCCCGCACGCCGTAACACGGCATTTCTTCGGTTTTGGTTGCTTGGCGATCATGCAGCCTCCTTGCTGAGTAGATCAGTGAAAACCACACCTTGGCCCGTGAAGTAGGCTGCAATGCGGTCGGTGTAAGCGATGCCCTGGGCGCGGTTGAACAGGCTGGTCACAGGGAAGCCATCAGGGCCAAACAAATGGCACTCGCCCATCATGGCCAGCTTCGTTTCGTAGGGCAGATGGCGCATGACTCGGTACCACTCGGTCTGGAACCCTGCGTCTTCGTTCAGCAGGATCTGCACGCCGAAGTGCAGCTTGCAGTAGCGGCGGGCATCGGCCGGGTCGCCGATCTGAGTCATCTCGGCGATTCGCTTGTACATCCCAAACCACAGCCGGTTCTGGTCAAGGGTGCGGTCCTTGCCCGGGCGTAGGGAGACCACCACAAACTTCTTGTCCCGGTACATGGTGGTCAGGCATGTGATGGCCTCAGTGAGCTTGGCTTGGCAGTTGACGCTGATCTTGTCGGTCATTGCGCCGCCCTCTTCTCTTCCAGTTCCTGGGCCTGCTTGATCAGCAGAGCCCTGCGATCCGCCAACTCATTTGCCGCATCAATCCGCATTTCGGTTTTCCGCTCAGCACTGGCCTTCCGCATTTCCATCATCGAGTTCTTCACCAGCTCCAGTTTCTGGCGAATCGCCGGCTCTGGCCGGGTGACGTTGCCAGTGAGCAGACCTGCGATAGCGCGACCGTCTTCGGTGACTGGCTCGACACTCAGGTCCGCCAGGTACTTCTGGGCGTGTTCGCGCGGGATTCGCTTCAATTCCATCGCCTTGGTCACAGCCTGGATACGGCGGTTGGCGTCGAAGCCTACGGATACGTGCCAGTTGACCGGCTTCGCGTCCTCGCGGGACTGGCCCACGAACCGCTGGTAGGCGTCGATGAACGCCATGCGCGCACCGATTTTGTCGCCGCCATCCAAGATGGGTTTCGCAGCGGCCAGGGCCAGCTGGATTTCGTCGGTCAGCACCACGGTTTCATATTCATCGTTGGTCGTCATGGCGATGGCCCAGGCCTCGTCCTTCCCTGGGCGGCCGTCAGAGGTCTGGACACGCTGCAGGATGTCGGCCATAGCCAGCTTGCCCTTCACTTCGAAGCGACACGCCTTCAGCGCCGCTTTGACGACAGGCACCGGGTAGGCGCAAAGATCTTCGGCCATCATCGCGGCGGTACCGGGGTTCATTTCCTGCCCCATGGCCTCGGCTGTGGCGCAGATGGCGGCGGCCAGCCCGGCAACCTGCTGGTCATTCATTTCAAAGGTATTCATTGCGGTCACCTGCTTGGCGTTTGGCCAAAACCATCTGGGCGGCCTGCTCGGCTGCGGAGTGGTTTGCCTCGGTCCGCTCCATCTGGCGGGCGGTTGTTCCGTTGATGCGCTGCCCAGTGACCCATTGGGTGTGGTAGCTCTCGGCGTTGGCCAACAGTTCGTTGAGGCTGTGGCACTTGCGCAGAACGGCGGCGTCGCTGGTTTTCAAGAAGTGGGCTGCGACGTGGTGGGCTACGTCGGCGCCGAGGCGGTCAACCAGTTGGCCGAGCTGACCACCGACCTTGGCGTTCCACACCGGCCAGGCGCTGTAGCGCTTGCGGTAAGCCATGGCGTAGTTCGCCCAGACCTTGAAGGTTTTGCAGGTCTGGTCCTTAGGGCCCGGCATGTCGGCGGGGATCTCAACCCGTGGGACATCAGTGCGATCAACCACCAGTACCAAGCCGCGGGACTGAGCCGGCTTGCCGGTGGCGTCCTGCAAGTCCTGACTGGTGTCCTGATCTATATCCTGATGATTGGTATCCTGATTTGTCGGAGATTTATCCGACCCTTGCTCGGATTTTTTTCCGACCTTGCTCGGAGATTTATCCGAGGTAGATCGGATTTTTTTCCGACCTTTGTTTTTTGGTGGGGTCGGATATTTTTCCGACCCGTCCAGCTTTTGGTTCCACTCTACGGCCTTCTCGGTGAGACGAAAAAGCGTGATGTTCGAAGTGCTGGAAAGCTCAATCAAACCGGCCTCTTCCAGGGCCTTCAGCATGCGGTAAGCAGTGTCTGGCTTGTCGGTGAGCAGCGGCAGCTCCTCAGTGATCTTGGCCTTGCTCAACGCGAAGAAGATCCCGTCATCGGTCTTGATTGGCTTGGTCCAGCTCGGGCAGCCATAGACGAAGGCAAATAGCAGGGCCTGCTGAGAATTCAGCCCCCACTCCAGCGCCTTCACCTGGTTAATCGTGACGGTGTATTGCATGTCAGGCCTCCGCCGGAGCGCGAAAATCGATGACCTTTACGCCCTTCCAGCTATTGCAACTTGCGCATAGGGTTTGAAGGTTTTCCAGCACAGCGTCTCCGCCCATGCTTTCAGGGTGTACATGGTCAGCTCGTAGATTCTTGTGGTCGCCACACCGCAGGCATCGGTAAAGGTCTCTCTCAAATACTTGAGTTCTGACTGACTGCCCGATAACTGCCTTTTTAGGCCTAGGCGCAGCCTCATTTGGCCAAGTGAGCCATGCGCCGCCATGCTTTTTGTTAAATGCGTTCGCAATACGCTCAGCGCAACCGGAGCAAACAGAGGCCCCCGGCACTTCAAGCGAATAGCAATACATGGCGTTGCGGGCGGCTTGGCTGGAGTCGCCACACACAGGGCAGCAGACGATGGGGCCCATGCTCACGCGGCACCTCGCACTGCTTTATCGTGGGTGAACAGGCCGTCCCAGGTCTTCTTCATGGGCAGCTCGCCGGCCAAGTACAGGTCGTACAGGCGTGCCGCGCCCTTCTTCAGCAGGACAGGCGTGTAGGAGATGAAAGGATCTTTGCCGTGAGGGGTGACTTCGACCTGGTGCTCGGTCATGTACTTGTCGCGGGCGTAGGAGCCCACGCGGTGACGAACGCCAGACTTGCTCTCGTTGTAGAGCCAGCTGCGGGCCTCCAGGTACTTGCCCACCTGCATGACGTTGACCCCATTCAGGCCCTTGCAGAACTGGGTGTGGGTCATGCCTTCCTTGAAGAGGTTCTCCAAGGAGTGGATCTTTGTGGCCTGCTGGTGGTTCTCGACTCGCAACACCTCTGTCTGCTCGATCTGGTCGGCATAGAGACGCAAGGCCTCGGCGTATGAAGGGAGTGCGACCTTTTGCGAAAGCCGCTCCTCCAGCGATGTCATATGGTCGAAAACTGCGGCCTGGAGGTCGTAGCTATACGACATGGCCATCAGGCAGGATTCGCGCTTGGGGAACCGATAGCACTTCTGCTTCCGGTTCATTGAATCGAGGTAGATGTCGGAAAATTTTCCGGCATCTTTCCTGATCACCCGAGGCACCTTCTTCATGAAGTCAGCATGGTCCAGGATCGGATCCTCCTGACTTCGCTGCCCATTGATGAAATCGACAAGCTCAAGACTGGTCATCGAAACTTCACGCGCCACGTTTTGCGATTGCAGAAAACGTGGCGCGAGATTGTTGGGGCTATTGATCGATTCGGTGTGTTGGTGCATGATTCGCTCCAGATGTTTACCGCTGTAGAAAAAGCCGACCTCGTACGTCGGCTTTTTTGTGCCTGGAATTCAGGCGATGGATTTCAGTGCTGGCTTGCCGTTAAGCAGCGCCTCAGCCTTACGGCGCAACTCCCCTGCCTTCGCTTCAACCTGGCGGCACTGCTTGGCGAATGCCGGCAAGTGCGGCAGATCCAGTTCGCACATCACCTGGTCATCAAACACTTCACTGCCGGTGTCGATCACATCGCCCAGGGCGCGGATCAGTGCGCCGAAGCTCTTATTCGCACATTGGTCGCTGGTCATCTGGCGGGCGCCGGTCAAGCCATGGCGGCTCGCCAGCTCGTTCAAGCAGTGATCGCGGTATTCAGGCTCAAGGGCGTTGACCCACGACTCTTCCAGCCACGACGGCATTTCCTGATCACCGTTCAGCCAGCGCTGCACACGCTTGAGCCAGCGGCCGGTCGCCTTCACAAAGTCGGACACGTCGTTCTGCAAGGTGAGCGTGGCGAAGTCCGGCACCTCTTTGGCGACGGCCTTCTCTGGGCAGGACAAATGCAGCTCGCGGCTCAGCGCCTGGGCGAAGTCGTCCTGGCTCAGACTAGTGCGTGCGATCTGGTTTGCAGCATGGGCGACCAGCACCTGATCACGGGTTTGTACGGTGTGTCTGGAACTGGACGTTTGCATGGGGACTGCTCTCTTCTAATCTAGCTTCAATGGAACGGCGGACAGGGATGTCAGGCGGCGGATTGGGCGCCCTTTTGGGGAATACACAGCTCGCGAGCAGTGATTTTTCCACCGGTCAACTCTTCTGCCTTGAAAGCCTTTTCGGCGCGCATCGGGTGAATCCCGGCAACCCAGTACGAAACTGCGGCTTGAGAAACGTCGAGCGCTATAGCGGTTTTGGTTTGCCCGCCGAAGAAGTCGACGAGCCTTTCGATAGGGGTCATAAGATCACCCTCCTAATAAGCCTGCTTATATCCTAAGTAGAAGGACACTTATTTGCAAGCCGATAAGGGAACTTATAAATTTCAGCTGATGAGCACACTCGCCGAACGAATCAAAACCGCACGCAACCACGCCAAGCTGACGCAGAAGGCGCTCGCCTTAAAAGTGGGCGTTGAGCAACCGGTAATCTCCCAGCTGGAGACCGGGAAAAACCTTCAAAGCGCACACTTGCCGAAGATCGCCCATGTGTGTGGTGTGAACGCTATTTGGCTCTCCGAAAATACCGGGCCAATGACAGGTGTGAGCGCTGCAGAGTCAAATATCTCTATTGCCGCGCAGCCCACCAAATCATTCCGCTACCCCGTAATCAGCTGGGTTGCCGCCGGCGCCTGGGCGGAGGCCGTTGAGCCCTACCCGGCCGGATTCTCGGACAGCTATGAGTTCTCGGAGTACGACTCCAAGGGCACAGCGTTCTGGCTGAAGGTTAAAGGCGACTCGATGACGGCGCCAGCCGGCCAGAGCATCACAGAAGGCACTCTGATCCTAGTGGACACTGAGGCTGAAGTTGCACCAGGTAAGCTGGTCGTTGCCAAGCTGCCGGACAGCAATGAAGCGACATTCAAGAAGCTGGTAAGCGACGGCGGTCGACTGTTCCTGAAGCCGCTGAACCCCAGCTACCCGATCGAGGCTGTGGACGAGAACTGCCGGATCGTGGGCGTAGTTGTGCAGGCGCTGCAGAAGTTTTACTGATGCCATCCGCCCTTGGAAAGCCGTCGACCTCATGGCGAGAGCAGAGCTTCTGGAGCAAGGTTGGGGTCATTGCTTGTATCGCGTTGCTTATGATGCTCCCCGGCTATTCCGACGCAGTTGGTCTTAGCTGGGGCTCATCAGGCCGCAAGCGGGTCTTCAGCCCAGGCTTCGTTGTGCTCTGCGTTTTCGTGGCTGTGGTTGAGCTGATAGCGCTGAACCATTTCTATGAAGAACGCAGCTGGTCGTAGCCTAGAGAAAAAGTACGCATCCTACGGGTGGTAGCCGTAGGACCAGTAGAGTACACCACAACTAAAACTACATTATTTATAAAGTGATTGATTACTAAGTACAGGAAGCATTTTAGCCATCAGTTCGTTATTTGATTCGTGAGCATCACATCGTCTAAATGTGGCGACCCTACAATTAAGAAGAGCTGCACCTTCATACCCCTCATTTTGATATTTAAATCCTTGCATAGTAAACTCAGCTAGGACCCCTAGACACTTACCCATCTTTCCCCTCATAAAATCATCTCTCCCCCCCACCAGCCCGTGTAAACTATTAGCGTTAGTACTCCTGAGGTGCTCAACACTTTCAACCGCCGCAAAACTGTTATCTGGATTTAGAACATCAGTTAAGCTGACCGCAACAAAACCACGTGATTTACTTGACGAATCTTGGGCGAGTCGCTTACCGATTTGTCTGTTTGCCTCACCGACTCTCTTTCCTATCTGGCTTACAGACCGTATTCGTTTGGCTTCAACATATACTCTCCGTCCCTCAACTATAGCTACGCTGTCAGCTTGCCCATTCAGGGTTACTTCGTAACCTGCTCGAATCAATCTCGCACCTACAGACAATTCAAATAAAAAATCTCTACTCGCTTCATTTGTAACTTTATTTCTAAAGGCTTGCCCAGAGCAAATTTTCTTAAGCGCTGAAACATACTCAGAAGAGTCTATCAGCTGAAGCGAATCATAAACCCTTATAAGCTCGGTAAGCTCGGAATGAGCATTTAGGAATGAGTAAAACTCTCGTTCAATATCAACTGACACCTCCGATAGTTCATACTTATCGATACTTCTCAAATATCCGTGATAGCGATCGGAATGCACTGAGCCCCCAACTTCTCTCAGCCATTCAATTGCCTGATCTCGCTTCGCTCGAACCTCATCGCTTGAGTGCAAATGCACAACAAAGGGGTAATCAGTTATTTTTGGAGTTTTCAAATTGTTAGATTCAGTCATTGATCAATAGCTCGTCATACTCGCCAGCAGCCAAGGCCTCTTCACTGTACTCATAACCTAGCGCTTCAATCTTTTTGCGCTTTTTGTACAACCCCAGCTCCTGTCTTGCATGGCTCAAGGCCTCGTCTTTGATGAAGTCCTCGTAACCGCTAAAGACTGGGTAATCGTTGAAAATAAGAAGCTGGTCCAGTTTTTCGTGAAGCGAACTCATGGTCATTTCTTTCTTTGTTAGTGCTGTGCTTTCTGCATAAAGCATGAACTGCTCTGATAACAAATGCAGCCGATAGAGTTCATCGCTATTGAGGTAGTTCTTTCCTGTCTTAGCCTCATCAATCGTCGGAAGGTCACCGCGTATCGTCTGCATGCCCATGGACTCGGCTTTATGATCTGCCCTGTCTAGTATGAGCTTCGTGCTCGTCATGCCCGTTACCGCGTGGTGAAACTTGTCTTGGAGCAGAGCGTAAAAACTTCTGACTGTTTTTGAATTTGGATCGTAGTCAGAAGAACATATCTTGAAGCACTCACGGACCTTGGCATAGACCTGCTTTTCCTCGGACCTAAGGGCTCTAACTGCCGCTGCGAGCTTGTTTAATTTTTCAGGAGACTCCCGGAGAGCCTTCTCGTTTATTACATACCCTTGCTCAAGATAAGTTTTGAGCGTCTGGGTAGCCCATTGCCGGAATGCAATAGCATTTTTTGCGTTAACGCGGTACCCGACCGACAGGATCGCATCGAGGTTGTAGTGCTTTATTGTGCGCTCAACAAAGCGACCGCCCTCCCTGCGAACTACCGAGAAATCCTCGGTAGTTGCCTTTTCCTCAAGCTCACCAACCGCGAAAATATTCTTTAGATGCAACCCAACGTTGTCTGCCGTCGTTTCAAAAAGGTCCGCCATGTTTTGCGTTGTAGCCCACATTACTTGCTGGCCTGGCTCAAACTTCAGCTTCACTTTGGAGCCATCGCGCACGAACAAGACTGTGTTTTCGTTCGGCGTTGTCGAATCTTCTTCCTTCGTCATGCGTTACTCCCTAGGTCGACGGTTCCAGCAACGATGCCAGTTCGCTGGCGCATCAGCAACAAACCCGTGTCCCAATCTCTATGCCTGCCCCAGCGCCGAGCTTCTTGTTTCTGGTAAGCGCCCTGCTCTGCTATCGTGGCGCGCCCAGATCGCAACGGACGCATCGAAGCATGGACTCATGGAAGACCCTAGCGATCGCCCTACTGGCATCGGTCAGCACGCAGGCCGTATCAGGTGATGGCGCCAACCCTATCGCTGCCGCGATATTTCTCACAATTTCCGCGCCAACCATTTTAATTGGGGCGACCACACCCCTAACGACCGAGCCGCCTGAGATTTTCAAGTCAGCTAAGACGGATGCCCTGACTTTTATTGGCTCAGACGGCGAGATTCGTGGCGCGGAGTTTGAGCAGGCCTCCCGGCACTACCGTACGACGTACAGCCCGCCACTCATGTCGGACATGCAGCTGGCCCAGGCAATCTCTACGTCATTTTGAGCCTAACCTTTCACAACCTTTTCACAGGCGCGCGCCTATGGTTACCCCTGCTCCTAGTGAACATCCCTTCAAGCCCGCACTCCCCATCGCGGGCTTTTCTTTGTCTGAGAATTGATTGCAAAACGCCAGGCCAGCGCTGGGCGTCTCGCATCTGACGTTGGCACTTTTTCAGCAGCAGCATGTCAATCGTGCATCACTGCCACGCTAGTACGCCATCATGCACACTTGGAAGAAGATATCGCTGACAGAGGATCTAGAACGGAGTCTGCCAGGGCACCAGGTAGATTGCATTTTGATCAACGGATGGACAGCTACCGTCTTCGTCAGGCAGCCCGAGTATGACGCGATGTTTTGTACGACAGGTATCAACCTGGCCAAGCTTGCAGACAGCTCATGCGTCCAAAAGCTCGCTGAAGAAATTGCGTTTGAGATCGATATGTCCAAAGGAGGGATCGCCGGATAGCTCTACTGAAGCTTCTTGTATCTGCCCTTCATCGTGCCACTAGTGAGCTGGCAATCCTGGCGATTGCAAACTGGCCGTGCTGACGGATCGGCGCCCCAAGTGTTACAGAGAGCCCGCCCCGTGCGGGCTTTCTTCTTTTGCGACATCCTTTTCACTTGGCATTTACAGAACAGGGGGTAAGGTCGCCCTACTCCTTTGAAGAATTCCCATTAGGCCCGCACATAAGCGGGCCATTTTTTTGCCTGCGGCTATGCTTTCCATTCCGTCTACTGGAGACCACGCAATGCCCTCCCGCGAATATTCCCTTACCGACACACTCGAACGCATCTACGAGAACCAGCTCGCTCTGGAGGCAGCCATCATGGAGCTGTCGATGTGGACCGCGAACCATGGCGGCCCTCACGTAGACGAGAATGTCCGCGGCGCCCTCGAGACCATTGGCGAGAACGCCGGCCATATCAAGCAAGGCTTGGCCAGGCTGAAGGCCCAGGGACCGGACTGATCCTTAGGCGTTTTGCTGCCTATCGATCGCCAAAAAGCCGCTTCATCCTCGGATCACCTCGAGGCGATCCCGACCTGCATCTGTGATCGCATTCTCCCCTTCATCGCTGATGCGATAACGCCCGGACGCCATCTTTGCAATTGAAAACCTGACCAACCCGCTTCTGGATAGGGCCTCGCCTACTTCAAAGCTCATTGCCTGCTCCAGGTCGAAGATTTTTATCTCTCCGATTTTGTAACGGGCAAACGCTACCAGGGCTGCATCCAATTCTTCTTTCTTGATCTGTCGAGTAACGTCCATTTGACCTCCATGCCATGAGTGTTTCGCTCCGTGGTCTACCAAGCGACGGACTGGGCAACTTGTTGAAAGCGGACCGTACTACGCTCCTACTTGGGTCGCTACTGGCTTTCTATCCAGGCCAGTCAGCGAGTGTCCGCGATCTACCTGGGACGGTCCTGCTCGCCAATGGTGGCTGTACTCCACGAATGGTAGAGTGCGGGCTCAATTACGGGAGGGATCCAATGAAAGGATTTGGGACGTTCGCGCTGATCGTCGGGATATGCTGGCTAATCTTCGCGCTGAGCATGGATGTGTCCGTGGCAACCGGCGCCGGCGGCCGAGTGAACAATATGGGGCTGATGGCCGACCGGCAGATCCATACGATTGTCGGCGGCATGATTGCACTTGCCGGGTTGCTCATGATTTTGCTGGGCGGTAAAGGCTCCCCTGCTGCAGCTCAAGTAGAGAAAGATACTCGCCCCTGCCCCATGTGTGCCGAGAGCATCAAGACTGCTGCGGTCAAATGCAAACACTGCGGGACAGACGTTGAACCGGTGGCCGCTATAAGGCTGAAAAACGGATGGGTTGCCTCAACTACCTGCCGTGACGAGGAAGAACAGCAGCGAACCATTGAGGCAATTACCAGCACCGGACTTCCGGTTGTTCCAATGATTGGCCTGGCAGTGGGTGCCGGCCCATTTGAAACAAAGGAGGAGGCAAAGCAGGCTCTGGTCGCAATGCGCGACGGACCTAGGTTGTTCAGCGAGATTGTTTACAGGGACTCGGTGAGCGGGAAGTACCCGCCGATAAGCGACTGATACCACCAGCCCAACAGAGCCCGCCAAGTGCGGGCTTTTTCATGCCTGCCAAAAAGAACCACCTGCTTTAATATGCATTTATGCATAAAACCTCTTGCTTCCCTCTTGCCAATATTTGCCAGCGAGAATACTGTTCATTTATACAGTTATCGCAAGGAGCGGAGCATGATCCAGGCACCCTACCCCACGGCAAAGCAACGTAATTCCTACGAGCTTGTAGGTCGCCGTCTACAGCGCATCATTGCCGCCCCAGGCGTACAGAAGGTGCAAGCCGTCGTCGTCTCTAGGCGAGAGGACGAAAGCTCCGAGGCCTGGCACCAGGTCATCCAGGAGATCGGAGATACCGCCGGCATTCGCATCGAGCGCTTGAACGGCGACACCGTAAGGATCGGCTGGCGAGAATACTGTGACGCGTGAATGAGCCCGCCGCTGAGCGGGCTTTTTATCGCCCGCAGGAAAATATATAAGTGTGCTTATTGACGAATAAAATAAGCTCGCTTATATTTACTCCATCGCAGCGCCACACAGCCACTGCGAACCGCTCTTTAACAGCTCAGGGTCCTCGCCATCGACTACCCCGGACCCGATCCGGTAAGTGCGAGCAACAAACAGTCGATGCCACGCCAGCTCTGGAACTGGCCGTACTCCCTCATGTGAGTACGCGAAACCACGCAAGCCAGCCAGGAAGAACACCGAACACGAAATGTGTGACCTGGCCAGAGATATGAATCCGGCGATGCGCGTGGTGGAGATGAAACACCGAATTCAAGAATTAGCGGGCCCGATAGCTTCGGCTGGGACCGCCGGACCTCATGCACCCTGCCCCACTCAATCAGGGCACTCAGAGCTGTAGCGTGCATGTTGTAAGGACCTGTGATCCACGGCGAACAGATGCTGTTTGACGCTGTGAGTAGGAAGCTCGAAGCCCGCACCCATGACGAACCGCCGACCTGCAATCAGCAGCGGGATACGCGGCGCCGCCCTAGCGAAGAGGGAGTCACTGCTGACGCAACAAACCCAGGCCGTCGCCAGTAGCGGGCCTGGGATTTCACCGACAGGCCTTCGCAAGAGGGCCTGACGGGAAATCAACCGGGAGCACCAACAATGACCGAAACAACCACGAAGTGCACCTACTGCGGCAAGCCTGCTGAAAAGGTGGTTAAGCGCGGAGATTCACGACCGTAGCCGTGACCCATATACCAATCGCCCTTGCGTTCGAACTCGGACGATGGATTTTTGCAGTGCTGAATGCGGCGGCCGCTACCAAATGGGCTGCGAAGGCTGACGGACCTTTTCACTGATGCCCATCCGGAGCGGTGGGCATTGGGAAAACAACCGGAGCATGACCATGAACAAAGAAGAGATTTACGACAGCCAGATCAGCCCGCTCATGCAGCAGGTCATTGCGATTAGCAAGGAACACGGCATCGCCATGATGGCCAGCTTTTCCATCGGTCACGATGGCGAGGGGCCGAACGGCGAAGACTGCTCGAACCTTACCTGCAATACGCTGCTACCTGACGGGGACGGCGAACCCTACCCAGTTTTTGCGCAGGCTAACGCGTTGATCCGTCGCAACGGCCGGCCTGCTCCACTGATGTTCACCACCGATCATGGCGACGGCACCAAGACCATGACAGCGGTTATTTGAACAACCAGCGCCACGACAGCCTGTCGTTACCTGCCCGATCCTCTCTCATGAGAGCGCGTCGAGCTATCAACAAGCGTGTTCAGATGGTGCGCTTGCTTTCATGGACATCTCGAAGTGCGTGCCACGCCAAGTAGAAGACACCCGTGCGTCCGCAGAACAAGCCGACCGTAAACCCTGATGCGGCACCAGCAAGGGCGAGCATTCCCACAGTGGCCGAGAATTCTGGATGTACGGCAGCTTGATAACCGATGAAGTATTTCACGGCAAAAAAGAGAAGCGAGATACCAAGAACTTTCCATGTCCCTGGAACGATCAGGTGCTTGCCCTCCTCGTCCAAAGTCAGTCCGCGTCGAGGAAATAGTGCAAATGCGACTAAGCCACCTAAAAGCATTCCCGCGAACCAACTGCCCACGGTCAACTCAACGCGCTCCGCGTAGCTGAGAGAAAGGAGTGACCAGACCACCAAAACAACCGGTGTGATGATCAGCGACCGCTGACTTTCACGACTGGTTTTCCTGGCACTAAAACCGTAGTAGCAGACCAAGAGAAATGCGCCGTAAACCCAGAGTGGCGTGCCTTCCAGAGCATCGAGCATTGTTCAGCTTCCTTGCAAAAGTCTGTGGCCGGATGCTGGCACAGCCTTGTAACTGTTGCCACTTATTTCAAACAAGATGAGCTCCCTCAAGAGGCTGCATCGGAATGTCGGCGGGTCATGAAAAAAGCTGAGCTGGATTGGCGAGCAATGCGATACACCCGGACGCAGCCAATCGTCACAGTCAGCACCGACATTCCAATGCAGCTTCGATAGGTGGCCACTGCCTTTCCAGTGAGCGAACAACAGGAGCTACCGCCATGAAGTAGATCAACGATTCACCTGCGTGGCGTTGCAAGCCTGAAGGCTTCGCCCATCACCCTAACAGGCAGCGGAAAGCAGGGCCGAAGATGTGACCGCGCATCAGCCGAAAGGTAGGCCCACCCCAAATGAAGAAGAACACCGCAGGCGAGTCCGAGGGCATAGCTGGCCAGACTCGACACATCCCGGGAAGTGCCGGGCGCCTGCACCCTTCCCCACCTCTATTACTTCAGCACTCCTCCCCCGCGCCCATCGGCAACCAGCGGGAGGCATGAGTGTTGACGAATACAGGTGAACAACCCGCCACTTTGGAGGCGACCATGAACGCAGCATTGAAGATGTGCCAGGAGCGTTACGACGCTCAGTTGCCTCCAGAGGTCAGCGAGGGCGACGAGGTGACCGGGTGGCTTGAGCATTCGGCGGAGCGCCTGGTGTGCGGTATGGACATCAAGTGGAAGCGCCGCCACGGCCAGCCGCAGGTGGTGACCTTCGACCGGTACTGCACCTACCTGCAAGGCATCTTGAATCAGCGCCAGATCGACGGCTTGGATCAGCGTGATTCGCTCGCCCGATTGTTCCTGTCGTCGATCCTGAGCAGTCAGGCAGATTCGCGCGGCCACGCTGCTGACTTGATCGGGCAACCCCGCCCTATCGAGGCCGCCGAGAGGATCGCCATGGACCTACTCCGGCCCTACGCCGCCGACGCAGTAGCAGCAGAGCGGGAAGAGGCGGTAGACGACGTGGATGCAGGCCTATGAGCCCGCACGTCGCGATAACCACCGCCCTGCTCGAGCTTGAGCATCCGGATACGACAGACCTGGCCGAGTCGCTGACTGAGGGCCTGATTGTCCGCAACTTCACTACCGGCGCCATCACCGCCGAAGAGTTCCACCACTACAGCGCCTGGCTGCTGAAGACCAGCCGGCAGCGCAAGGAGGCAGCATGACCACCGCACCGGTTAAATCATTGATCGACGAGCAGCTCGACGACATCGAGCGCCGCATTGCCATCCTGGGCTTCGGCCTTCCCTTCAACGAGCTCATTGGCCGTAAGCGTGAAGACCTGGTGCGGGATCTGCCACAGCGCCTGGCGCCAACCATGAAGGGTGGACGGATTGCGGTGAGGGTTCGGCCTTGACTCCTCACCAGCGCACCAGGCGCATGCTCATCTGGCGCGGATCCTTCTCTGCCCTCTCCCTAGGCACATTCCTGATGTTGCTCAGCGCTCTCGCTGATCGAATTTCGGGTTAGCTTTTGGCTTTGTTCGCTACGGCTCTGGACAGCTCAAGAATGGTGTTGGAAGCACTTTGAAAGCTGCCAAGACCAGGATATTGAACCTCATAAATATAGCTGAGCCGATCCGTCAATGCCTTGTGAATTTCCTTGGCGCCGAGTGCAGTTGCTAAGTTGATCATGATCTCTTCCAGTGTTTCTCGCTGACTGAGTCCTGTGTTTTTTATTGTTCCGCTGTAACTGCCAGAGCTCGGCTTTGGTGCCGTGATGATCTTTGTCTTGCGCATTCCCTGATCCTCCAGATCGTCAATTCACGAAATATCCCACATACAACTCAAAACGCACAGCGCCCCGCAAGGATGGCGCGGGAGATAGTCATGCTCGCAGCTATTGCAGATCGAATTCGCTCCAAGTCCTACGAACTTCCGCTGTCCCGCGACTACGTCCGCCACTGGGGCCTGAAAGAGGCCATCCGGGAGTTGGTGCAGAACGCGCTGGATAGCGAGTCGCCTTTCGAATACGCCTTCGCCGACGGCCAACTGTTCATCACCAGCCGCTTTGCAAGACTGGAAGCAAGCACCCTAGTTCTGGGCAGCACGTCCAAGTCTGACCGCACCGATGCCATCGGCAGCTTCGGCGAGGGTTACAAGATCGCCCTGTTAGTTCTGACCCGCAACGGCTACGACGTGAAGGTCTGGAATGGCAATAAGCAGTGGGTGCCTGAGTTCCGGCATAGCGACCAGTTCGACGCGGAGGTTTTGTGCATCAACGAGACGCCCGCACATCGGCAGAATCAGGGCGTTGAGTTCGTTGTCTCCGGCCTCACCGATGACGACGAAGCGCAAATCCGCAGTATGTGTCTGCGCATGCAGCCACCAATGAGCGACGTGATCGGCACCAAGTACGGACACATCCTTCCCTCCCGGCCCGGAAAGCTTTACGTCGGCACGCTGTTTGTTTGCGACACCGACCTGACCTACGGCTACGACATCCTCCCCGAACACCTGCAGCTTGAGCGTGACCGCCAGACGGTCAGCGGTTGGGACTTGAAACAGGTATCCAAAAACGCCTGGATCGACACCGGGCGCCTGGATGAAGTGGCGGAGAAGATCGAGGCCGGAATTCCCGACGTTGAATACGTCGAGTATGGCAGCACCGAGCTTGTGCGGGAGGCCTGCTACCGGTTGTTCCAGCAGAAGCACCCCGGTGCCATTGCTGTTCAATCCCAGGAAGAACTGAACAACCTGGTCAAGCAGGGAATGACCAACACCGTAGTGGTGAGCCGGACCTTCCACTCTCAGGTTTCAAACTCGACTTCGTACAAGCAGCAGGTCTCCCACGTCGTTGCCATCCAGACGCCCAAAGCCGCCCTGGAAGAATGGTATCGCGACAACAAAAAATACATGAGCAGGCTGCCGTCAGCTGCCTTTAAGGAGCTGGCCAAGCGTGCTGACGGCTGGAGGAAAAAGTGATGTCCGAGAACACCAGGATATGGGACCAGGTCGAAACTACCGACCCCGAGGTCACCAAAAAATTTACCGGCGCAGGCGGTTTCAAGGGTACCGCCATCAGGCCCACTTACCTGATGCATCGGGCCACAGAGCTGTTTGGCCCGTGCGGAGAAGGCTGGGGTTGGACAGTTCTTGAGGATCGCTTTGACGAAGGCGCGCCCCTTCAGGCGCCAACGAAAGAGTGGCCTGGAGCGCCAATGATCTGCGCGAAAGTGCATACCGTAAAGGTAGAGCTTTGGTACACGGGCAAGGCCGGGCAGAAATGCACAATCCAGCAGTACGGCCACACACCATTCGTATACCTGCAGCAGGGGAAAATCCTTACTGACTGGGATACGGCGAAAAAGTCCCTAACCGATGGAATCGGTAAGTGCCTGCAAGCCTTGGGCTTCGCAGCTGACATTTACCTGGGCATGTTCGACGACCCCACCTACGTCGACACCATCACCGAAGAATTCAAGATCGAGAAGGCTGAAGACAAAGATGCCGAAATTCTGCGCCAAAAACAGGAGCGCATTGACTGGCTCGCCTCGGCTGTCGAGACCATCGGCAAGGCCGTCACTGCGTACGAACTCAAAACCTTGAACGTGAAATACATCCGCGAAGCTACTCGCCGCAATGAGCCCGCGTTCATTGCCCGTATTACTCGCGCATTCGAAGAACGCAAAGCCAGCCTTGAGAAAGGCACGGAGGCGGCAGCATGACTCAACTCTACGCACTCACCGGCAAACTCGCCGAACTACAGGCCATGGCCGACACCGATGATGAGGGCCTGAAAGAGGCTCTTCAGCATGCCATGGACGAAGTGCAAGGCGACTTCAACGACAAGGCCGACAACATCGTCATGTTGCGCCGGAACATTGAAAGCGACGTGACGGCCATCGACAACGAAATCGAGCGTCTGGCTGAACTCAAGCGGATCAAGTCCAACAGCGTGTCGCAGATCAGCGACTACCTGCGCCGCAACATGGAAGCCGCCAACATCAAGTCGATCAAGCGTCCGCTCTTCACCATCACACTGGCCATGGGCAGCGAACGGGTGATCGTGGACAACGAAGATGCAGTGCCGGACGAACTGTCCACTGTGAAGTCGAGCATTGCTCCGGACAAAAAGGCCATTGCCGCCAGGCTCAAGGAGATCCGCGAGCATAACGAAGCGGTGCGCAAGCGCATGGCAGCCGGTGAAGACGCTGAACACGAACTTCTACCCGAACCTACCTGGGCTCACTTGGAGCGCGGCGATAGTTCGATCCGAATCAAGTGAGGTCGCCATGTACGTCAGCAACCACCTAAGCCTGGTCGAGGAGCAGCGACAGCACGTTGATTCAATCGCGGAACGTACAGCGCAGTTCCTGGCCGCCGGCGGAACCGTAGCGCAGTTACCGAGCCCGCCACGCAAACCGCTGCCACCGCCCCGCTCCACCAAGATCGATCCCGAAACCATCCTCAAGCGCCGCAAGCCGCCCATCACCCGGGCCGAGCGTGAAGCGCTGCGCAAACTAGCGGAGGCATTATGAAAAAACGCAAGCCTCACAACCTGCAGGCGCGCATCGCGCGGTCCTGCAGGTCGCTGCTGGCAGCAAACCACGTCGCGGTGGTGAACATCGACCCCAGCGGCCGCCAGGGCATGATCAATTACAAATCGCTGAAGAATATCGCGCCGGGGAAGATCGGCCAGGCCGTTTGCTCCATCCCCCACCGCTGGACGATCTACATCAGCGTGCTTTGCATCGACGCCCGCGGGGATCGCTACAACAAGTCGGTGGAGGTAGCGCCCGATGGCGTCTACCTCTCCGACCACCTGGAAGACGTGATCGAGCATTGCTACAAGAAGCTGCGCGACGAGGCCAACCAAAGCCAGATGGTGGCCTCGGGGTGGATCGCCATTCCTGAAGCGATTTCGCTTGATGAGGCGCACGCCGCACGGATCTTCGAAGCGGTCGGCGCATGGAATCAGCAGAAGGTCGCTGCATGCGCCGCATAGCCCGCACCCAGCAAAGCAAACGTCAAACCTGGCTCGCACCGCCGGCCAGCCGAATAAAAGAGGTAGGCCATGGCTGCCGAACAGAAGGAGCGCACAGCCAAGCTTGCCGAGAAGCGGCAGGAGCTGGGCGAGCAGGAACTGCGGCACACGGTCCCGTACGGCACCCGGCAGATGCTCGACGAGCTGATGCTCTGGAATGAGATCGAGGAAGTGAGCGAGGCGGTGCAGCTGCTGGTACTGAATGCGCGGGTTGAGGATCTGCCACCGGCGCCGCCGAAGATCAAGGGACCGTCCGACAGCATCCGCCACTACTTCCGGCAGGGAATGCGCGACCGGCTGGCAGCGCTCACCACCGAACTTGGCGAAACGAAGGACCGATCTACTATCTGGCGGCTGATCGCACATGCACACTCGATAGGACGCCGAGAAGTCCGCCACTTACTTCGAAATTAAGCGCCACGGATTCGAGATATCAGAAACCGTGGCGCGCAAATTACGGCAAGCAGGTTTCGCCGAATCTCTACAGATGGATACCCAAGACGAAAATATCAGTTAAGAGCAATTCCCCCTAAGGGTACTGACCTCGCGTGGCGAAACATATTTAACTACGCAAAAAAATAATATAACGCCAAACTCAATACAAGTTACACCAACAGGAAAGCTTATTTTCATACACCAGCATCAAACTTAACCCCTTGCCGCTGAGAAATATTCGCCACCCACCTTGCATTCTCATCTAGCCCTCTATAAAAACCAACATCAAACTTTTTAGAACTGGAAACTTCTAAACCATTTAGATATGTCACTACCAACTCGACACAAAATTTTCTTTGTGGCTTGTTTATTTTCAATCGAATCTTATTCGTAGTCCCGTGATCAAAAATCGGAAAATGAGCAAAGACTTCACCATCCCTAGCAACATCAAGGCAGGTGACAAGATGACCACCATTAGCCAAATCGAATTGAAAAACCACGTCTGTTCCTGAATCTGAGCAATCTAGATATTGAATAGCAAATTTTGGCTCAAGAGAAGCCAGTAATCGTTCATGCTCAAGCTCTGTATTCTTTTTGGACATCAACAGCTGCTCTGTAGATAGTTTCACTAAGGATTTTTGCTGTTCAACAGAGTTTTTAAGCTCTTCAGCTTGCAGTCGTAGCGCATCCGAGCTAATTTTTAGTTCAGTGCCTTGTTGAACGAAACCAAGAACTAACCATAGAAATGCAAGCGGACCAAAAACTCCAGCGAGGAAGTCTCCCAATTCATTAAGCTTCATTACTTTCCAAACGACAAAGTCCTGAGCAACAAATATACTAAAGATCAAAGTATAAACTACTGTGGCCGCCAACCCCCAAACCCACAATTTCTTAATCATAAAGTCTCCTTGATCCGGCTCCATGCCGGTCACCCGTAATACCCCAACCCAAACCAAATTGCCACCACCGGCCACCGGAGGGCGGCGCTTACCCGAGGTAAACGAAATGCCTGTACGCCATAGCGTCATCCACAAGATCGACAAGAAGCCTGACGGTAGCGCTGCCGTTCTGTTCCTGGGCGCATCGGAGCAGGTCGAAAGCCAGGCCCGCGACGACCTGATGAGCCAGCTCAACGAAAGCTACAACGCCACCGCAGGCAAGGGCTGGGGTTTCTTCCATCAAGAGTCAGGTGCATTCCCATTCAGCGGTTGGCTGGGCAAGTATCTCGCCGGTGTCACTGACTTCATGGCGTTCAGCACCACAGCCGTCGAGCACCTGACCAGGCTCATGGAAGAGTCGAACCTCACCACGGGTGGGCACGCCCTCTTCTGCCACTATCAGCAAGGCATGACCGATTACCTGGTCATCGCCCTGGTGCAGGAAACCGAAGCGGTGACCATGACCGAAGAACTGGCCCTGATGACAGTTAAGCGCCTGGACCTGGATCACATCCGCCTGGCCGCTCGCATCAACATCAGCGAATGGCAGACCAACCGCCAGTCGAAACAGTACATCTCGTACCTGAAGGGCAAGCAGGGCCGGAAGCTCAACGACTATTTCCGCGACTTCATCGGCTGCCAGGAAGGGATCGACGCACCGGGCGAAACCCGCACGCTGCTGAAGGCGTTCAGCGACTTTGTCGAAAGTGAGGATCTACCAGAAGAGGCGGCTCGCGAGAAGACCCACACCCTGGTCAGCTACTCAATGGGCCAGGCCAAATTGGGCGAGCCGATCACCCTCGACGAGTTGTCAGGCCTGATCGATGAAGACCAACCGAAGAACTTCTACGACTTCATCAAGGCGAAGGACTACGGGATTTCCGAGACCCTGCCGCCGGACAAGAAGACCATCAACAAATTCCGCCGGTTCACTGGCCGGGCTGAGGGTATGTCGATCAGCTTCGAAGCGCACCTTCTGGGCGACAAGATTGAGTTCGACGAAGCGGGCGGCACGCTGACGCTGCGAAAACTGCCGACCCAGCTCACCGATCAGCTCAAGCGCGCCGCTACCTGACCCATCGCCCTACCGGGAACCCGTAATACCCCATATCAACGAATCACGCCAGCCGCCAGCGCCCTATCGCCTTCCGTTCGTATTGGGAATAAAGCTACCCAAGAAAAAGACAGCCGCAGGCCCTATGAGCCAAGCGGCGGTCGTTCCCGGACTGACAATAGGTACAGCGATAGCAGTTGCAAACAGGCCTATCCCTGCCCATAGCCGCTTACGCGGCGTGAGCCAATCGCGGAACGCTTTAAGCTTTTTACCGGCCATTACCACCTCCTTGTTTGATAAGCAGCAAAGCATATCACCCACTTAAACGAATCACGCCAGCCAGCGACTATAGCGCCAGTGGCTCCGAATACTCGCGGATATCCTTTCGATAAGTCGCCAGATCAATTATCTGCCGCAAGCAAATGACGATCTCCAGTTTCTGCCTGTCGTCTGGAAGACCAATCCACTTGAGCATCGTTAGAGCGTCTTCCTCGATTGCTGCGAGTGCATCGATATCGCTTTGCAGTCTCATATAGGCCTCCTGCCTGGATGAGTTACTCAAATACCAATACTCCTAAAATCAACATCACGCCAGCCGGCGAGGATCCCCTATGTCTCCCTACAAATTGTCCGGGACGACGGTCGTCAGCTTTTCCGGCGGCCGCACCAGCGCCTACATGCTGCGCCAGGTGCTGGACAACAACGATGATTTGAGCGATCTGGTCGTCACCTTCGCCAATACCGGGAAGGAACACCCGGCGACCCTGGAGTTCGTCCAGGAATGCGCCGAGCGCTGGGCAGTGCCGATAGTCTGGCTGGAGTTTCGCGACGATGACGCGGGTTTTTCGGTAGTGGATTACGCCACCACCAGCCGCCAGGGTGAGCCGTTCGAAGCCTTGATTAGAAAACGGAAGTACCTGCCCAACCCTGTGACTAGGTTCTGCACCATCGACCTGAAGATCCGCGTCATCCACAAGTACCTCCGCAGCTTGGGTCTTTCGACCGAGGAAACGCCAGTGGACATGATGACAGGCATCCGTGCGGATGAACCGCGGCGTGTCGTGAAGATCCGGCACCGAAAAAGTACCAGCGAAAGCAAGTGGGCAACCATGGTGATGCCGCTGGCCGATGCCGGTGTCGGGATTCAGGACGTTACCGACTTCTGGGCCGCCCAGCCGTTCGACCTGACGCTACCGACGATCAATGGCAGAACGCTGGAGGGCAACTGTGACTTGTGCTTTCTAAAGGGCGCCAAGCAGGTCTATTCAATCATCGCCAGCGACCGCGACGAACTGATCCGCAAGGGAGATTGGTGGGCACGCATGGAGAGTTCAGTTGTCTCCGGCGGAAAGTTCACCGGCGACGGCGCCCGCTTCCGCAGCGACCGTCCCAGCTATCAACAGATGCTCGATTACTCCGACACCCAATTCGATATGTTCGCCGACCACGACGAGTCTATTGCCTGCTTCTGCGGAGACTGAATGCTGGTTTATGGCCAGCCTGCCCAACGCTTTAAGGCCTCAACAACCAGTGCCCCAACGATGGTAACCAGCAATTGCTCGATGAACTTCATTTACAACCTCTTTCACTCAATGGGTATGAGCGAAATTGTGAATAAGGTATTCCCAGGCAAATTCCAGAACTTTCCGATTCAAAACATTGCTTTGATTAGGTCGCTATAAAGCCGCCATTTGAAACGATTGCGTCGCCAAGAGAACGTAGCACTTCGGAAACCCTTTCTTTTTTTACTTTCGCCAGCTTGCGAGGATCCCCTATGTCCGCACAACAGAAGAAACACCCCTTCGATTTCAAAACCCAATACGGACTCGGCTTCAACCCTCAGGACGATGAGATCGTTGTCGACTTCTTCTGCGGTGGTGGCGGCGCCGGTACCGGCCTGGAAATGGGCCTGGGCCGCGCGGTGAACGTGGCGAAGAACCACAGCCCTCAGGCGATCAGCATGCATACCGTGAATCACCCGGGCGCCCAGCACTTCACCACCGACGTGTTCGAGGGTGATCCGGACACCGAGTGCGGCGGCAAGGCCGTGGGCTGGTTCCACATGTCGCCGGACTGCACGCACCACTCCCAGGCCGCCGGCGGCCAACCGCGCAAGCGCGAGATCCGCAACCTGTCGTGGATCGGGCTCAAGTGGGCAGGCATGAAGCGGCCCCGGGTGATCAGCCTGGAGAACGTGAAGCAGATACTGCAGTGGGGCCGACTGATCGCCAAGCGCGATAGGGCCACCGGCCGCGTGGTGAAACTCGGCGGCGACGTTGCTGCACCTGGTGAAGTTGTGCCGGTGGGCCAGCAGTTCCTGATTCCTGACCCGAAGCAGCGCGGCAAGACCTGGCGCCGCTTCGTGGCCCTGCTTGAAGGCATGGGCTACGTCGTTGAATGGAAGGTGATCCGGGCGTGCGATTTCGGCGCACCAACCAGTCGGGAGCGACTGTTCATGATCGCCCGGTGCGACGGCCAGCCAATCGTGTGGCCAGCGCCTACCCACGCCAAGAACCCGGTCAGGGGCCAGCAGAAGTGGAAGACCGCCGCTGATTGCATCGACTTCACCGACCTCGGCAAAAGCATCTTCGGCCGCAAGAAAGACTTGGCCCAGGCGACCCTGCGTCGCGTTGCCAAGGGCATGAAGAAGTTCGTCATCGACAGCGCGGCACCATTCATTGTGCCGATCGCCAATTGGTCAGGGGAAACAGTACAGTCGGCAGACGAGCCGCTGCGCACAATCACTTCATATCCTAAGGGCGGCGCGTTCTCGGTGGTCAGCCCAGTTATAGCACCGGCAACACACCACGGCAGCGACCGAATCAACGATCCACTCAAACCGTTGCCGACGGTGACCTGCGCGAATCGCGGTGAGCTGACGCTGATCAGCCCCACGCTGATTCAGTCGGGGTACGGCGAGCGCCAGGGCCAGGAGCCGCGAGTGCCAGGTCTGGATCAACCACTGGGCACCGTGGTCGCCGGCGGCGTGAAGCACGCCCTGGCAGCCGCGCACCTGGTGAAGTTCCGATTCAACGATGCGGGCAAGGCGCTGGACGAACCACTGCCGACCATCACCAGCGGCGGCAACTATCAGCGCCCGGCCGGGGCCGCACATGCCATGGGCATCTCCACGGTGTTCATGGCCCAGATGAATGGCGGCTTCAACACCACCGCCGCCAAGAGCATCGAGGACCCGATGACCACCGTAACGAACACCGGTAGCCAGCAGCAGCTGGTGGCGGCGAACCTGGTGCACCTGCGCGGCAACTGCGATGCACGGGACGTTAACGACCCGCTGCACACCGTCAGCGCCGGCGGCCAGCACCACGGGTTGGTCAGCGCATTCATGGAGCGGGCATTCGGCGGCAGTGTTGGCCAGGGCCTGGAAGAGCCGGCGCCTACCATCACCGCCGGTGGCGGCGGAAAGAGTTCTTTGGTGTCGCTCACCCTGTCACCGGAACACGAAGCTGGGGCTCTGCGGGTCGCGGCGTTCCTGATCAGCTACTACGGCACCGAGAACATCAGCGCTTGCGATGCGCCAGCCCCCACAATCACTACCAAGGACCGCCTGGCCATGGTCACCGTGATGGTCAAGGGCACGCCCTACGTGATCGTTGACATCTGCCTGCGGATGCTGAAACCGGCCGAGCTGTACAAGGCCCAGGGCTTCCCGGCCGACTACATGATCAGCCACGGCGCCGACGGCAAACCGTTCACCAAGACCCAACAGGTGCACATGTGCGGCAACAGCGTCAGCCCGCCGCCGATGGCTGCCCTGGCAAGCGCCAACGACCCGTGGCGCACTGAGCAACGCCAAGCACGCGCCGCGTAACTCCCCCACTCCACCGCCCGGGCATGGCCCGGCAAGGACTCACCATGCCTACAGAAAACAAACCGGTTGATCCTTTCGGGCCGCACGGCCGTACCTTTCACATTCACCTGAGCGTGCGCGGCGCAATCCGCGACTTCAGCAAGCGCCAGCTCAAAGGCATGTTCTGCGTTGACGGACGCGAATGCACCGCCGACGAGGCTAAGGAACATCTGCTCGAAGCGCTGGCCCAGGGTAAAGAGGTGCTTCCATTCGGGCCGCCGTGTGAAGGCTTCGATTTCACAGGCGGCGGCTGCCCTGGTCATGACAAGGAGGTCGCATGAAGCGCATCTAACTGAGCGCCCCCATGACCGGTACGCCCGGCCTAAATTTTTCCGCCTTCCACGCAATGAACATCTGCATGCGCGCGTGCAGCCCTTAGTCCGAACTGATCTCAATATCTTCTGGAAAGATGAGCTTTCCGTACCAGCCGTGCCCGGCCGTAAGAGCAGATATCGGAGCAAGTAAAAGTACCGCCAGTAACAGGGCTCTCTTCAATCCGCCGATGCTGCTAACCATCACCCTGCAGATAAGCCATAGATGAAGAAGGCTTGCACCACACGCAAGAAAAATAAACCCGAAGGCCTGAGACGAGCTAGACATCCGTGTTCCTCGCTTCGTTGAAAACCGAATCATAGCGCGTCCGAAGCGCTACCTGACAGTAACCCCTCCCCCTTCAAAGTCAGCCGCTATAGCGGCAAGGAAGAATGAACCCGTCACTTGCTACTTGGAGATGTGTTTTAAAAGGTCTCGGCATCGCTGTTCGAAATCTGAAAAAGCTTTCTCAACCTTAACCGTTCCCTGACTTCCGGCTTGGTGAACAGATAATAGCGATTTCCTATCTTCCCCAACCGCCATTTGCATCATCTCATTCACAACATCCCTCACCATCTTTTCCAGCGACATTGGATTACTTGGCAGCATAGACAGCTCTGAATCTGACAACAGGATAGAAACAACATTCCAAGTCCTGGTCATCTCATTTATTTTAACAAACCACTCGCGCTGGATTTCATACGGATACAGCTCAGCCAACGCATTATCGTCTCGAGACCTTAGGTACTGAGAAAAATGCTCACACATGCTGTTCAAGTAAACAAGTGGAGGACTTGCATTTAAGGCATGGGACCTTAGCTCCATGACGGCGTCATAGCGCTTCTGCAATTTGAACTGATGCTTCCAGCTATTTAAAGCAACGAGAGCCACTACCGCAGTAGCTACAGTGGCAATACTGGAACTTGCACTAAGAAAGCTCACCAAACCAATCTGCCCATCCTTGGAAAATATGAAACCAAAGACACTTCCGGAAAGAAACAGCAAGACGCAATAAATAGTCGTCGCTATTTTATCAGTCATTATTTTTCCTAAATTCCATCCACTTTGTTATCTGCGGAGAATACTCGTATGCCCGAAAATAAACAAAGACCCATCCTGTTCTCGGCACCGATGGTGCGCGCCATCCTGGAAGGCCGGAAGACGGTAACGCGGCGGGCAGTGAAAGGTTTCCAAATCCCTGCCGAGGACACCGCCATTCCGATTGGCGATCGTCAGCGCTGGAGCGCAATAGGCCAGCGAGACCCGCGCTATGGCTTCTGCGTATTTGGATCGACCGAAGCAGAGTGCGCAAAGGAACTGGAAGTGTACGCACCTTGCCCCTACGGCAAGCCCGGCGACCGGCTGTGGGTACGCGAGACATGGTACTGCGATCACTTCGAAGTCCAGAAAGGGCCATACCTGCAACCTGCCGACATGCATGACCTTGATCAGTCGCGCGAAGACGGAGACCTGGTGTACGCCGCTGATGGCCTAGCGCCGTACGAGCAGGAGCAGCCAACCTGGAAGCCCAGCATCCACATGCCCCGCTGGGTCAGCCGCATCCTGCTGGAGATCACCGACGTGCGCGTCGAGCGCTTGCAGGACATCACCGAGGAGCAAGCCAAGGCCGAGGGCGTGCGACTCTACACCGATCATGCCGAACTGGGTGATTGGTGGCACGTCGAGGGGATCGAGACATACAGCGCCGACCCGCGCAAATCGTTCGAACTGCTCTGGTCATCCGTCGGCGGCAACTGGAACGCCAACCCTTGGGTCTGGGTGGTCGAGTTCAAGCGGGTGACGCCATGATCGCCACCCTCTGGTTCGCCTACGTGTTCATCTACAAGGGGCCAAGACCATGAATGCACAAGTCCTCGACCCTTGCAGTGCCAGCCGCATGATGTGGTTCGACAAGGGTGATCAGCGCGCCCTGTTCGGTGACATCCGCGATGAAGAGCATGTGCTGTGTGATGGCAGGGTGTTGAGGGTTGAGCCCGACGTCATTATGGATTTCCGGCACCTACCATTCCCCGACGCCAGCTTCAACATGGTGGTGTTCGATCCGCCGCACCTGGTACGCGCCGGCCGTGAAAGCTGGCTCCGGCTTAAGTATGGAATCCTCACCGACGATTGGCGCGACGATCTGCGCAAAGGCTTCGCCGAGTGCTTCCGGGTGTTGCGCCCTGGCCAGTTCCTTATCTTTAAGTGGAACGAAACCCAGATCCCGGTCAGCGAGATTCTTGCCCTTACCGATGAGCAACCGTTGTTTGGCCACAAGTCCGGGAAGCGCGAAAAAACGCACTGGATGACCTTCATGAAGGGTGAAAAAGATAAATAGTCGGGAAACCGACACCCCAACACATCAACCATTGAGGCTCACCAAAAAAAGGAGTCTCTCATGAAGTATTTCGCAGACGCAGTCATCGCAATCGCCCCATTAATAACCCGCAAGTCTAGGAATCGCTTCTTCCGCAAGTACGACCGATGGACAGACAGATTGCTTCGGCTGGGCTTCATCGATCTTAAAACGCGACAGGATATGCGGCAGCAAATCGCAGGCGCATATCTCGCCTCCTTGATGTAGCCATTCCCCCTCTGAATAAGCCTGCCGGAAACCGGTGGGCTACTTTCCGTCGCCCCGCGCGGCCAGGACCACCCATGTCAGCATCAGAAAAACTCAACGACGGGATCACGGGCGACAAAGTGCCCGAGGCGCAGATGGCCGAAATCCTCGGCACCACGCTCGCCGCCTTACGCTCCAAGCGAGCCCGAAACCAAATCCCACTCGGCGTGTGGAACAAGCAAGGCAGCCGGGTCATGTACAGCATCAGGAGATACTACGAATGGCTCGAAAGCCAATGGGTTTGCCCGCAGGAATGGACCTCCACCACGGATCGATCCGCATCCGCTTTATGTGGAACGGCAGCCGGCGGAGTGAAACGCTCCCCTATTCCCCGACACAGAAAGGAATCAAGTCTGCCTCACAGGTTGTTGATCAGGTAAAGGGGCTGATCAAGCTGGGGCTGCTCGACGACGACAAGTACGCCGAGCTTTTCCCGAGTTCCAGCAACCTCGCCGGCGGCAAGATCAACTTCGGCGAGTACGCGCAGCTCTGGCTGGATAGCCGTGAGGTGGTGGCCGGTACGAAGGGGAACTACAAGGGAGCGCTGAACAGGTACTGGATGCCCGGCCTGGCCCTGGTGCGGATCGACCTGATCACCACCACGCTGCTCCGCCGGGTTATGGCCGCCAATGAGTGGAAGTCGCCGGGCGTTAAGCGCAACGCCATCTCGAAGCTGTCCACCATCCTGAACTCAGCCGTATCCGAAGAGCTGATCCCGAAGAACCCAGCGGCAATTCTCGAACTGCCCAAGCGCAGCAAAAAGGAGATCGACCCCTTCACGCTGGAAGAAGCAGACCAGATCATCGCGAAGATGTACGAGCACGATCACTGGCCCAGTACGATTTATGCGGCATTTTTTGAGTTTGTGTTTTTTACAGGGATGCGTCTATCTGAAGCCCTGGCGATGCGCTGGGATGCGGTAGACGAAGAGAAGAGGACGGCCCACGTATGTCGCGGGATCGCCTTGGGGGAAGTGGTTGAGCGCACGAAAACGGGCAGTGACCGCTTCGTTTTGTTGAATGACCGCGCCCTGCATGCCCTGAAATTTGCCAGGGAGTACGCGCAGCGTCGGAAAAATGGCAAAGGGAAAGTGCTGGAAACGCCCTTCATTTTCCCGCCATCAAAGAACTCGGAGTACGTTAAGCAGACGTCGGACCTGCATAAGCAATGGGTTCCGACGCTGAAAGCACTGAATATCCGTCGTCGGCCGCCATACAACTGTCGTCACACCTATGCGACAATATGCATTATGTCTGGCATGAACCCCGCCTTCATTTCCCAGCAGCTCGGCCATAGTGTGCAGATGCTGCTCTCGACTTATGCGCGTTGGATCAACTCAAGCTCGGACTGGAGCGAAATGGAAAAGCTCCAGATTGGTCCCAAATTGGTCCCAGCTCAAATAAGCGCACCCTAA